TCATTGCTTGTCGTAAATCCACACCCGGCCTGCATTTTCTACCTCCTCACTGCAGTACTGCCCCTCGCCGATAAACAGCCGGTTGGCGGCATAATCTGTCGCCAGGCTCGAGGAAAACGTAAAATCTTTATCCTCTGGCGCACTAATCGTCTGTTTTAACGTCCACTCCCCTTCCCACAGTTGGAAAATCCAGACCTTTCCGCTGTAATTGGTACCTGATTGCCCTTTGGCAGATGAAGTATGCACCACGAAGGTGTTGCCATCGGGGGAGAAAATACTGTACTGACCAAAATAGTCCCCCGCAGTCTGTTTAGCCTCCAGCAGTTGGCCCGCAATCCAGCCCTCTCTCTGCAGTTGGTAGAGCTGTAGCTTACCGGTATTATTTTCAAAATCCCTGTTTCCAATCGCTATCAGCTCGCCAGAGGGATGCAAGCTGGCAAATGAGGTTCCCGAGGCAGGAATTCGTGCTGAATCCTGCCGGGTTACACCGGTGTCATCCAGCGTACAGGTGGTGACCTTGATATACTCGGCCTCACCCTCTTTGAGAGTTTGAGAAAAAATCACCAGCTGCTCCCCGCTGCGGTTAAAACTCATCTGGTAACCAAACCGTTCATTTTCCTGCGGTTGTTCCGCCTGTAGGGTGTGTTTGTGTTGCCAGATGTTGTCCTGGTAATACCAGAGATACACCGCACCGGCGCTGGCGGGATCATTATAAGTTGCCTGTTTGGCATACACTGCCAGCCGGCTACCGTCCGGGCTAATGGCTATTTTTTGACCATATCCTGAATTTGGCTGCGGAACTGGCACAACTTGCTGCCACTCATCCCACTCAGGCCAGGTACCGGCTATACGGCGGGCAAAGTAGAGCTTGTTACCATTCGGCACACCGATAAAAGCAGCGGAACCGTCCTGATTGAGAGCGTATTGAGTAACAGGGCCAGATTGAGCGATAGCGGCTTTAAACACCGGCTCCCACTGACTGTCTGAGCGCTGCTGATAAATATACATACCCAAACTTGCGTGATCACCACCAAAAATTACCGTCCGCCCATCGGCAGACATTCCTACGCTGCGTCCGATAAACGCATTAGCAATCAGTTCATATCCCTCCGGCTGCTCCCTGGGCGCAACGTAGTTGACCACCGGCTCCAGCTCCGGTAACGGCTCCCTGATCGGCGTCACCACATCGCCGCTCACGGCGCTCGCCATGGTCTGGCTAAACTCCAGCACAATAAACTCTGCCGGGCGTACCACGGCGAGGCCGATATTCATGCGCAAGATACCGTCATTGAGGTCTTGTTCGGTCATGCTGCTACCGACGCCAACCTGCACCTGATAACACTGCTCCGGTGTGGTACCAGCAAACGCTCCGGCTTCAAACAGGCCGAACAGGTAATTTTCTGCCGCATTGCGCAGCTGCTGCCAGGTCTGTGGGCCGTTGGGTTTAAACAGCACTTTGCGCAGCGACTGCTGCATATCGCGTTCGATGCGGTCAAAGGTGCGGCGCACCGGCACATAGCGCCATGCGACATCACCCGCACTCAGGGTACGCGCCCCCCACAGCTGCACGCCGATGCCGGGGAATTCACGCAGCATATTCACCGCCAGCGTGCCGTCCTGGTTAAAGCGCGCCTGCGAAGCATCCCCTACCTTCACCAGCGGTTGCAGGCCTGGCTGCAAAGTGAGGTTGGCGGGGGCCTTCCAGGGGCCAATTTGCCTGTCGGTTTGCTGAATCAGGGCCGCTGCCACCGCACTGGGGGCCACCGGATGGATGACCGCCACCGGCTCGCCGCTACGCTGATAAAGCAACCACAGAGGGCTGAGCCACGGATAGTAGAGTGCCGCGCTGGCGTTGGCATTGTACCCACTGACGAAGGTTGCCAGTGCCTCGGCATCAAAACGCGGCTGGCGTTTCACCGGTTCAGTATCATCACCTGGTCGCTCTGCATCATTTGGCCCGTCCAGCAAGGCGAACAGCCCGCTGCCAGGCTGGCACAGAGCAGAAATAGCCAGCCCGACCGCCAGCGGTTGCCCCGCCTGCACCACCAGCGTGGCATCTGATAAATCCGCAATCTGATTGAGCTGGTCACTGCGGCACAGGTAGCAGGCACCGCCGCCGTTGTCGAAATAGGCTTTGAGCGCACTGAAGCTGGGGTGAGTCCAGTCCGGTTCGCTGCTGCTGTGGTTCTCGGGGCCAGAGTCCAGGCTACTGAGGCGCTGGTGTGCCGGGTTGCCACCCTTACGCACCGGACGGGCGCTGGCAAAGCCTGAGGCGCTCGCGCTACTGCTGAGGACACCACTCTCTCCTTGCAGCCAGCGCTCAATTTCAGCAAAGCTACTGACCAGGTAAGGCTGAGACAGCGCCGACCACGGCCCGTCATTGCCGATAACCATCACCGGGAGGCCCGGTGCGGTTGCGGTTACAGAGAGTGAACTGCGGGTGATGTCATCAATATGCACACCGGGAGCAAGCGGGAAATTGAGCATAGGGTTCTCCGGTTACAGAATCAGGTTTTCTTTAGGGGAAACTGTGCGTATGAAATAAATCATGGCCATGCAAAACAGTAGTTGGCCGTTTGGCGACCACTGAGGTATGGCGGGTGGTTTGAACTACTTCTTTTGTCAAACTACGGCAGAGTACAGAGCCTTGCGGTGAACCGAAAAGGGCCATGCTCCGGCGCGTTAATTGTCTGTTTTAACCTCCACGGCCCTTCCCACAGCTGGAATCTCCAGACTTTTCCTCTGCCATCGCCATCAGATTGCCCTTTCAATCAAATCATCCCCCTCGGTTGTTCTCCCGCCTCAGGGTCATCCCGATAGGGATCCGACTCGGGCTCCGGCTCCGGTTCTGGCTCCGGTTCAGGTTCCGGTTCTGGCTCCGGTTCAGGTTCCGGTTCCGGCTCTGGTTCCGGCTCCGGCTCCGGTTCCGGCAACGCCGGCCCATCGGCAAGGGTGGCCCCGCCCAGCAGTTGGCTAAACTCGAGGAACACAAACTCTGCCGGTTTGACCACTGCCAGGCCAATGCGCATACGCATAATGCCAGCCAGCGTATCCTGCTGCGTCATGGTGCTGCCGAGGCCGATTTCAACGCGATAGCTGCTTTGCGGGGTATCCCCGGCGAAGGCCTGCTGGCGGAACAGGACGTAGAGATAATTCTCCACCCCGGCACGCAGTGCTTCCCAACTCACCGGGCCGTTGGGTTCAAACAGAAACCGCTGCATGGCCTGCTGCAAATCACGCTCCACCCGATCAAAGGTGCGGCGCACGTTAATATAGCCCCACGCCGGGCCGCTGTGGGTCAGGGTGCGCGCCCCCAACAGCACCGCACCACGACCGGGAAACTCGCGGAACATATTCACCGAGGGCGCGGTAAAATCCTTGCTGGTGAACGCCTGCTGGGCGCTGTTGCCCACGGCCACCTGCGGCTTCAGTCCACTGCTGAGCGGTAAATTACCCGGTGCGAGCCACGGGCCAGCGGCGTTATCGGTTTTCATCACCAACCCGGCCGCCACGGCGCTGGGTGGCACCGCGTAAGTCCCCACTCTGCCTCCCTGCAATGTCCAGCGGGCATTGAGCCACGGATAGTAGAGCGCGGCACGGGGAGTGGGTGAAATCTCACCCAGAAAATCGTGCAGCCGCTGCGCCGAATAAAACCCCTGATGCTGCGGACCATCCAGCAGGGCAAAACGTCCGCTGCCGGGCTGGCACAGGTTGAGGATTCCCGCTATCACCTGCTGGGGTTGTCCGGCCTGCACCACCAGCGAGGCATCGCTCAGGGCTTCGATCTGCTCCAGCTGATCCACCGGGCAGAGGTAACAAGCCGTGCCGCCATTGGCGAAATAGGCGCGCAGAGCCAGTGCTTCAAGGCTGCCAGGATCGGCAGAGCGTTGGGCACCCGGTGCGTCCGCCGCTGCCGTCTGGGCGTCGTTGTCGGCCAGCCAGCGACTGGCCGCTGCTAAGCTCAGGCTCCCTACGCCCATATTGCCCGCACCTTCCAGCGCGAAATAGTCTTCCAGGCTACCGATCAGAGCTGGCTGCTGCTCGCCCCACCAACGGCTGCCCGCAGAGGTGAGCAACACCGGCACTGCGCGGGAGGACGAGCCAAGGGCGAGATCAAAGTGTGAAACCTCTTCAACATAAACACCGGGAGAGAGTGGCAATTGCGACATAGTGCAGGTCTCCAGAACGTGGCCCGGCCACGGTTCAGCGCAGCCGGTACCACAGGCATGATTAAGGGGCTCGTTCAGTGCGATCGGGTCGCGGGATCATTCAGCGCAGTCACCTGGCACCTCAGAAAAAAACGATCTGCCCCCGGCGGAGGGCAGACCTGGCGAAAGCGCCATGTGACCTGAGAGGTAACTGCAAGACTGAACCCGGCTATCGCTAGCCGCGCCCCATTTTGCTCAGTTCCCGCTGGATGGCGCGTTCAATATGTTCCAGCGAGATAGTTTTTTTCTCCGCGCTTAGCCAACTGGCGAGCAGCGCGGCGTTGCGGATGTTGGCACCGGTCAGCGCCAGCTGCGCCAGCCGGGCAAAATCGACCTCTTTCGCCACTTTGATCTGCGGCGGCCACACCGCACGCCACATCTGCTCGCGCAGGTCGGCGTTGGGGTAGGCAAAATGCGTAATAAACGAGAAGCGGCGGGTAAAGGCATCATCCAGATGGCTACGGTTGTTGGTGGCGAGGATCACCAGCCCAGGGTGATGCTCCAGCCGCTGGAGCAGATAAGCCACTTCGATGTTGGCATGCCTGTCTTTGGCATCTTTGGTTTCACTGCGCTTACCGAACAGCGCATCGGCTTCGTCAAAGAACAGCACCCCCGCATCCTGTACGGCGAGATCAAACACGCGGGCCAGGTTTTTCTCGGTTTCACCGATGTATTTGTTGATGATGCTGGAGAGATCAACGCGGATCAGATCCACACCTAGCGCCCCCGCCATCACCTCCGCCACCATACTTTTCCCGGTGCCGGGGTCACCATAGAACAGGGCGCTGATGCCGGTGGCCTTGCCCACTTTGCGCGCAAAGCCACGCTCCAGCACCCGCTCGCGCTGGCGTACTGCGCACAACACTTCATCCAGCTGCTCGCGTAGCCCAGGGCTAATAATGATGTCATCCCAGCTGCGCTGCGGCGTGACGCGCTGGGCCAGCGCATTGAAATTCTGTTTAGCACGACGCAGGAAGGCGGCACGAAAATCTTCCTCCTGCGGCCACATCTTGCCGCGCTGCATCGCCAGCGCGTGGGATTCAGCCACGGCGCTACGCATGGTATCGAACGGCAGCGCAATACGCTGCACCAGCGCGCGGGCATCCCACTGTGGCGTATTACCACCAAGTAAAGAGAGCAGGTAGTTGTAGCGTTCTTCTAAGCCCGGCACGCCAATCTCCAGCGCGTGGCGGCTGAGGCGGCTAAAGGGCAACTGCGAAAGCTGTGCTGCACTGAGGGTGCAGATCGGCAAGGGCAGCCCGTCGCGCACCTGTTGCTCCACTATCTGTTCCAGCTGCTCGATCAGGGCGCTGTAGCTGTCGCCCCCTTCCCCCGCTGCTTTAGGGGGCGGGAGGTCCAGCACCAGCAGTGAACGCGTCAGCCGGGTGAAGTTAAACAGCTGGCGCAGCAACAGCGGCGCATCACGGCCGGTGTTAAGCAGTTGCAGCCAGGAGACCCACAGCGCCTGGCTATTGAAGTGGCGTGCCAGTTCAGCAATATAGGCTTCACGGTCGGTACCGGCTTCACTGCGGATGTCGAGCAGCGGCGTCAGGCTTTGGTGAAACGCCAGCTGGCTCACCGCCGCCTGATGGCTGCGATCGTTGTGTTGATCCTCCACCCAGCGCGCCATGCCCTGTAACCCAGCAGGCAGGCTTTCACTGCCTAACAGCCAGTCCAGCACCATTTCATGGGTGCGATAGCCCTGCTCTTCACCGGCATTACGCCGGGGCAACAGTTCGATCAGCCCGTCGCGCTGTAGCGGCGCATCCGCCTGTAGGCTGGCGCGTTGGGCATGACGGAGAAAGGTGCCCGGACAGAACAGTGCCTGAACCAGCCCGAAACTGGGGCCTTCATTTTGTTGCAGCGGAAGCTGAGCAAATAGCTGGCGATAGCGCGGCTCAAAGCTGTTCAGGCAGCCCAGCAGCAGCACCGCCAGTTCGAACTCACTCAGTTGATACTGCTCCACCAGCTGCGCCATGCGGCTTTCGGCGGGCAGATCGAACTGCGGGATGTTGCTTTGCCAGTTGGCACTGCGACCGGCCCAGTAAGGCATGGCGCGCGTGGCGCTTTCCAGCTCGCTGCTGGGCGGATAGAAATCACTTTGTGGATCAAACTGATACTGCTGCTGGTGGCGCAGCAGAATGGCATCCACCTGCGCCACGGCCGCCAGAAAGGTATAGAGTTGATCTTCCGCGGCAGCGCTGTCGGCTGGCGGGACATCTTCGGGCATCAGGTTCATAGGGCGATCCGTTTGTCAGGACAAAGGGGGAAATCGGGTGGACCGGAGGAATTATTAATGGGGGGTGGGCACCGCCTCCGCATTTTTCTCCGGCACCTGCACCAGGCCATCAAGATTGACCTTTTTCACCGACCAGCTTGTGCCTGCCAGATCAAAGGTTTTCCCTGCCCAGCCGTTGGCGGTCTGCTCGAGCAACGTAACCTGTTCTGCCAGTACCAGCCCGGCCACGCTCACATCCACCTCCTGCACCGGTTCCCCGGCTTTCTTACGCCGGATGGTTAACGTGGGTACCGCCCGCACGGTGACGCGCGCCAGCGCCCCTCCCGGCAGCTTATGCGCCAGTTCGGCATACAGTGCCTGTTCTAACTGCAGCTGATCGTGGCCGGGGAGCGGTTCAAAGGTCGATTCCACCTTTTTCACCGGCAGAATTTCTTCCATATCATCCAGAACCACCGGCATGGTGACGGCAAAGTTGAGAATGGTGCGCGGCTTATCCCCCAGCGCCTGCCAGAAGTTGCCGAGGCTGTTCAGCGCTTCTGGCTCGATAATGCGCAGCTGATACTTCTTAAACGCGCTGTTTTTACGCAACTTCAGCAGTGCGCGAATCATGGTGCTGTGGTTTTTCACCGAGTCGCTGTCCGGTTCCGCCTGCGGCGAGGTGGCACTGATTTTGGTCGGCGGCTCCCAGTAGGTCACCAGGTAGAGACAGCGGATAAAGGCGCGGTCCGGCTCATATTGCCCACTTTGCGGTAAATAGGCAGTGGGTGAGCTGTGGCGAATCGCCAGGTCTTCATGAATCAGGTACATAAATAAGTGGAACGTCGGGCTATTAATTGACGCATCTTTATAATTGGGCTCATCGAAGCGGAAATTAAGTTTATCGCTGTCTTCGGGAACGCCAAAGCTGGTGTGCAAGTGGCGTTTAAGTGACATATTAAATTCACCGATCTCGCTGGCTGCGAGAGTGTCGAACAGGGATTTAGGCATGGTGGCTCCTCGAAATAAGGAAGTAATAGGAAAGATTTTATTTTAAAAGTCGTTATCAGCCGTAATTAACACTCTTCACTTTCGACAAGATAGATTTTAAAAAAAAACACTAATAATAGTTAATTTAAACTCATAAATAAGCACTTCTGAGTAAAAAATTATAATTCAACATAGTGCCTCATTGAGCCAATCCTCATTATATTACAAAGTCTTGGTAATCATATCGCCAGTATTAGTAAATGCAACCGCATCACCAATCTTAAGTATGTAATCGATAGACAGACTATAACCAACACTCCCCACCCCGCCGCGATGTGTTTTTTCATGTCGACTACCATTTATATAAACACTATCCGAATTATAATTCACCCCATTCAAATCAGCACCCCTTCCAAAGCCAGCCAAATACGTACCAGAAGAATTAACATAAGCAATAAAATAACCCCTAGAACTATACCCATATAAATGACAGTTATGCAGCCTGGCCATTTGAATTATTAACATCTCCTCGGTAAAATTAGAATACAGCTGTCCAGAGCTGTTAATTTTTATCGTCGAATCATCGACTTTCAACCCCAACTGCCCGGTGCTATTAATTTTTAATGTATTATCATGGCTTACGCCTAAAACCGCACCATAAGGCCCTGTTCCTTTATATTGTTTAAGGCCTTTTTTCTCCCCATTGGCGGCACCAACATTAATCCAGATACCGTCAATATCCTTTGGCGCACTGCTAATGACAGCAGCAACACCGCCATCATAGTCAGCATTATTTGAATATAAACTAACGCCTACCTCACCATTCGTTGTTATTTTCAACCCATTTGTACCGCTTATTTTCACATTAACTTTATTATCAGCGTCAATCTCTAACGACGAACCCGTCGCCATCCTTAATGCATTGCTTTCAATTTTTAAGCCTGACATTTTACTAGTATTCAGCATCAAGCCATTAGTACTGCTGACTAAGCCCCCCGAGGCATGGGGCATTACCCCTAGCTTCCCGGTACTGCTATCAATCTTTAACGTATCATCATGGCTCACGCCTAAAACCGCACCAGCAGCATATGTGCTTTTATATTGTTTAAGACCTTTTTTACTCCCCATTCCACCAACATTAACCCCAAGACCGCTAATATCCGTTGGGTTATGGGAAATAACAGCAGCAACAAAGCTATCAGAGTCAGCATTGTATGAATATAAATTAACCTCCACCTCACCACCTTCTGATATTTTCAACCCATTTTTATTGCTTGTTTTAACATTAACTGTATTATCAGTGCCAATCACTAACGACTTCCCAGCGTCTAGACTCACGCCATTGGTATCGGAAAGCAGCCCTCCCGTTGCTTTCGCCTTTACATGCAATTTTTCATTTTCAAACACCAACCCATTACCGGTTTTACCACCATTATTATCGTCGGTATTTGCCATTCCTAGCGCACCGGCGACATCATAGTGCTGATCCAATAGCTGTTTATAATCCGCTTCGCGCGGTACGGCATTGGCGCGAAATTTTTTGATTAATTCCTCACGCTTTTGCGCAAAGGGCAAGGTGCTGGCCGCCTGCGGGGCGGATTCCGACTGCGGCGCGATCGCGGCTTCAGGCTGCTTCTGCGCTGAATCCTGTGCATTATCCGTTGCTGCTGGGGTCTTTTTAGCCATGATAACTCTCCGGTTTGGAAAACGTTATGCAACATAGTGACAGCGGCAGCTGTCCGGGAAGGTGTTACGGCGGTTAGCCTGCGGCTTGCAATACAGGTTCAGGGCTCACCGCGCAGGAGTGACGAGATTACAACGCGGCACCGTAGTCAGGGCGCGGCCAGTTCAGGGTGATCGGTTCGGATAACCAACTGTAATGAATCTGTTCCAGCGGCCAGGGAATATGGCGCAGCAAAATATCTGCCGGATGCGGCTGTACGCTAAGCTGCCAGCCGTAGCGCTGTTGCTCCAGGGTGCCGGCGCGCTGGAGAAACAGCTGACGTAACTCTGACAGGCTGAGGTTTTTCAGGCCCGGTAGCTGGAGCAGCAGCGCTTGCAGCGCCGGTTCCAGCTGTTGCGCCTGCTGCTGGGCCAGTTCCAGCGGCCACTCTTGCTCCAGCGGCCATTCCAGTGGCCAGCCACACAGCAGTTTGCTACACAGGCTGCGCCACTCACCACCTTCGTCGTCTTGCCAAATCAGCGCATCCAGCAGCGCTATCGCCTGTTGCTGCGCCTCGGGCCCGCTAAAGCGCAGCGGTGCCTGTGGATCGGCTTGCACCACCAGCCCCTGTGAACGCAGCCAGCCGGGTAGCAGCGGCCAGAGCAATACCAGGCCCGCGTGATGCAGCTCCAGCTGTTCGGGCAGCGGTGGCGGCTTTGGTGGTCGCTGCGCAGCATTGCGGGTTGTGGACGTGAGTCGTGCCAACTGCTGCTGTGCCCGCGCAGAGAGCAGTTGCTGCCAGCCTTGCTTTTCGTTAAGGGGACGTCGTGAGCCTTCAGGCTGGAGGGCCACCTCCGCGGTTAACGCGGCGGCTGGCGGTTGCTGCGCCTGCTGTACAAGCCAGGGTTGCAGCGCCAGCAAACGTTGCGGGTTGCCCGCAGTTAACAACCGCTCCAGCTCACGCCGCTCCTGCGGCTGTGGCGGACGGAGTTCGGCCGCACTAAAGCCATGCAACAGTGGAAGTTCGCTCTGCTGCCACAGTAACAACAGCAGCGCCAGCGGGGATGCCGTGCTCAACCGGGCCGCTGGCGCTAACAGTGCGCACAGCTGCCGCCAGTCACTGGCCGTCATCAGCTGCAACAGCCGCTGGCGCCCGCCAGGCAACTGCAATACGCCGATCAGCGCAGCCCTCTCGGTGGGGGAAATTGCTGGCAGGCCCGCAAGGCGCTGGCGTAATAACTGCTGCGGCGTGCGGGGCTGCCCTGACAGCGGCTGTGGCGTGCGGCGGCTTCTCGCCCGAGCGTTTACACCAGACGGCACAATCCGGGGCTGCCCCACCCGACGCTGGCGTAATAATGGCTGCGGCCTGGAATGGCTTCTCGCCTGAGCGTTAACCCCAACTGGCATACTTTTCAGCTGGCCCGCCACTTGCTGGCGCAGCAACGGCTGCGGCGTGCGAGGCTGCCCTAACAATGGCTGCGCCGTGCGGCGGCTTCTCGCCTGCGCGTTAACCCCAACTGGCGTATTTTTCAGCGGGCCCGTCACTCGCTGGCGCAGCAACGCTTGCGGCGTGCGGGGCTGCCTTAACAGCGGCTGTGGCATGCGGCGACTTCCCGCCTGCGCGTTAACCCCAACTGGCGTATTTTTCAGCTGGCCCGCCACTCGCTGGCGCAGCAACAGCTGCGGCGTGTGAAGCTGCCCTAACAGCGGCTGTGCCGTGCGGCGGCTTCTCGCCTGCGCGTTAACCCCAACTGGCGTACTTTTCAGCTGGCCCGCCACTCGCTGGCGCAGCAACGGCTGCGTCGTGCGGGGCTGCCTTAACAACGGCTGCGGCTTGGAATGGCTTCCCGCCTGTGCGTTAACCCCAACTGGCGTACTTTTCAGCTGGCCCACCACTCGCTGGCGCAGCAACGGCTGCGTCGTGCGGGGCTGCCCTGACAATGGCTGCGCCGTGCGGCGGCTTCCCGCCTGCGCAATAACACCTGACTGGCCCTGCTGCTTTGACGCCGTCGCGTCAGTTTGCAGCGCCCACCCTGCCACAGGTTGCGGCACAGTGGCAAAAGTGGGCCAATAGCCATTGCTCAGGTAACGCAGCAATGTCGACCACTCTGGTGGCGCTGCGTCAGCCAGAGGGATGGCTCCTGGCGTATCGCCACTGAGATCCCTGAGACTTTCCTGCTCCTCAGGGGGATTGCTTATCTCACGCCGATCGGCTGCGCCCCGATCCTGGTCGGCAGGAACGGCGAATCTCTCCGTTGGGTCAATCTCCTGCTGCTGTAGCGCCTGTTCCAGCGCGGCCAGCAGCCGTGGCACAAACTGCCAGGAGAACTGCCTAAGCGGCAGCGTGCCAATATCCACTCGTAATGGCTCTGTTAGCATGGTATCTGCGGGAAGATAACGCGCCAGTAACGCCGCGAGCTGTGGGTTCAGCTGCTGCATCAGCTGGCTCACCTGCTGCTGGAGATAAGCCGCATGCGTTCGTGAGGTGGTTAGCGATACGGTGACACGATCAATCGGCATAAGTTCTCCTGTCAGCAGGACACAGCCCAACACCGGCTATGGCTGCGCGCGGGCTTAATCGTCCGGTGCCACAAACAGCAGGAAGTTATCGCTCGCCTCCTTGTTCCATGCGGCTTGGTTTTCCACTGTCCACTCTTTAAAGGGTTTCAGTACCCCATTAACGGTTTCCCTGGCTTCAATAGCCGTAAGCCTCGCCGACTCGGCATGGTCCGGAATGCGCGCTATCCCAATGCCTTCTACCAGCTCGGCCAGCATACCCAGCGAGAGCATGCGCATGAGCTTCAGGGAGTCTTCCCCGACCGCCATTCCCTGGTTTTGCCAACTGGCATAGGTGCTGCTAAAACTGGCAAATTGTTCGTCTGTTAACCACAGCACCCTCACCTGAATGTGCGCCGGCACCTCCCCCTGCACAATTTTGCGCACCCGCTGATCTTCGGCTTCAATCTGCTGTGCCGTCTTATCTTTCACATTCCCTATGTAACGCAGTGGCAATACCACGCTGAGGGTAAAGGAGAATCGATCGCGCTGTAGCAGGTCGTCATGGGAGGCAGGTTTGACCAGCGTGTCCTTAGATTTGATGAACCAGTAATAACGGTATTTTTCGAAGTCAACGGGGTCGTCCGCACTGTCTGTCACCGTAATGTTGGCGTAGCCTGTGACAGGGTCGACAGCATCAACGGTGGCCTCATACTGATAATCATTGCTGGCGGTACGTTCTTTGGTTTTAGACGCAGCATAGTAAGTACGCTCCAGGGTGAGCGTATCCCCTTTGCGGAGCACCTGCGGCCACGGTTGATCGCTGTTGGTGGTAATTTTATATTTGTTGGTCCCTGCGATAATCACTTCAGCGTGTTCTTTATCCAGCAAGTACTTCATTTCGTTAAGCCAGATATCGCTGAAGCTGGCGTTTAGCGTTGTCTTCGTCAGATCCAGCGCCAAAATCTCTTTTAACACCGCGCGCAGTTGCGCAAATTTACCCGGCAGTAGCAGGAAGCTGTTTTCACGTTTAGGTGCACCCGTACCTGTTAGCCACAGTTCTTCTCGCACATCGTTACCCAGTTGCATCACCAGCAGGTTGCCTATGTGTACTTCCGGTTCGGTGCCAATTTTATATTTGAGATCAACCATATGCTTGCGCGTCATGTAGCCCGTAAGCTCCCTGTTCGTCTCCAGTACCAGGAAAGTTTCCGTGCCTAACTGCAGCTCTTTGGCCTGCGAGATTTTCAGCGGGGCCTGGCCCTGCTCTGGCGGCATATCCGGCAACAACAGGGCATGTTCCACCACATAAAACGACAGTTGGCGAATATCGGGCGCGGTGCTGAACATCTCCTTGCCGATCCCCAACTGCCCGGCAAGGCGGCGCTGGAGGGAAGAGACCTGATTGTTGATAAATACGGTGCGTTTGTAGCCGACTTCAGGCACCTGGCGCAGCAGATTCAGGCCGATATACAGATTATCCAGCAGCTGCTGGTCAGTTGTGATCTGTTTATTGAAGTCTTCAATACCGAAGTAATTTAACAAGAAGCGAATCAGCCGCAGCATGGCACTGAGTTCCATCTGGTTTATCTCTGCGGTGTTAATTAATTTCTCTTTAAGATCGGCGTCTTTATCGTCGCGATAGACCGCATCCAACACGCTACCTTCAGCAAATGGCCACTGCGCACCGTAGGCTTCCATCATGCTGAGATGGTCAGTGGAGAGATTGAGCAGCCGGGTCAGGTTTTCCAGCTGCTGCAGGTTGCTGGCAAGGTGCTGCTCAAACCCCAACAGAAAATGGTGTAACTGACGAACTTCCGGGGTCGGGTCAACTTGCTGTAGCTGGTAGAGCGGTGGCACCACCAGGCTGGCCGGGTAGTAACGGCGCAGATGACGATAACGGCCCAGGGGATAAGGCGGTGAGACCTGGCTGCGGGGGGACGCAAAACGCAATGCAATCAGCGACACAATGTTGCTTGCCTTACCGGCTATTTGCACCCCGTTACGGTAGATCAACACTTTTTCCAGCATCAACGCTACTTGTTTATCCAGGTCACGACTTGCTCCCCACAGCACCGGCAATTTATCTGTTAGCGTCCTGAAGAATTTCTCTTTCTCTGCTACGCCATCAAACGCCAACTCACGCACCGCTTTCACGCCCTCCACCGCCGTCAGCGCAGTATTAAAGTGACTGAGTGAAATCACCTTCTTTCCGCCCAACTGGCCGGGAGGAAGTTTGGTAATCCAGCCATAGGCTGCCTTCGGCCCATGGTATTCCCCACGCGCCAGATCGACCTTTTCCTGACGTTCCAGCCGTGCTGCCAGCACATTTTGCAGCGCCAGATAGAGGTTGGCGTAACACGCATCGACATCTTCCAGCAGTTCGTCAGCCTCGATCTTTGCTGACAGCGTGATCACCTCTTCTTTTGCGCTAAGCACCGAGACACTCCGGAACACCTCACCCAGGTTGCGATGCTGCTCCAGATAGTTGGTCAGTTTCTGTTTATAAGCATCGTCATTGAGGTTAAGCCGCGGCAACTGTGAAATCTGTGCCACCACCTGGTAGCTGCCAAACAGCTCCATACGGGGGGGGCCTGGAAGAACTGGATCTTCCGGCTTCTCTTTTACGGGTTTTTTAAACACAAAATTGCGGTTTACGGCATCGTAATAGTAGTGGAAACGGCCATTTGTCTCGCCATCTGCGGCCACGCGGGGATCGCGCGTAATCGTCGCATCGGCAAAGTAAAAACCAGCCGGCGTGCCTTGATGGTAAAGATCAAGAATGCCACGGCGATAATCTTCCGCCGTCACCGGGCTGGTGGTGAGCATCTCTTCCGGCACAAAATTCGGCGGAAACAGCCCGCTGCCCACGGGCGCGTTTTCCAGCGTCAGTAGATCCTGCAACGGTAGCAGGCAACGGTAGCTGATATCAGAAATGTTCCAGGCCAGCGCCTCCAGCAGCGTAATGCCCGGATCGTGCAGTGCGGTATCGGTCCAGGTTTTCCCCGCCAGTTGTTCTACTACCTCGCGTGCATCACGCATCAGGGTGTTAAAGTGGATGTTCTCTTTTTCAGCTTCCACCAGCGAAGGCGGAATATAGTTATCGCTCATCACACAGTCTCCTCTGGCTGGGGTAATCCCACACTGGCATCACTGGGCAGCTTGAGATTAATCACTGCCAGCGTGGTTTCAATCGCCTGGTATTTATCTTTATCAGCCTGCGTTTCATTTTTGACATCATTCAGCGTGACATCGGTGACATACCGCACATCAGGGTGCTGTTGCAGCACCTGCATGATGTCATTAATGGTCAGTGTGTCCCCCGGTTGCACCCGCTGCTGGCCATTCAGCCAGGGCATAAAGTGCTGGCGCAGCATCTCATCCAACTGACTTTGCAGATTGGCCTGGTTGACATGCTCATCCACGGCAACGTCATATTTCACCACAACGTCGAGATAGCAGGGGTTGAGCACCCGCAGATTGAGCCAGGGAGAAGCCCGATCGGTAATAAACTGCTGAATCTCTTTTAATCGTGCCGGGCTTAATATCGGTTTGTGGGGGTCCTGCCCCTGGTTGATGCCCGCTTGTGGGATCACCATAATCTCTTGCACGCGATCGGTAACGAATACCGGTTCTGCTGTTGCGCTAGTGCCCGAACTGGCGGGTGGCACTTTCGGAATATACAAACCGTCGAGGATTTTCATACCGGGCAGGCGCACATGATGCACATCCGGGAAGTTGGCAATAATCAACTGGACAATATCGCGCCAGTTAGAGGCACGGCCACGATGCATAACCTGTTCAGCAATGCGCTGCATGCTGGCGGCATCGCTCTCCTGTGCCTTCCCTCCCCAGCCCGGCAGCGGCTGAAGCACGGCAAGCAACCCATTGAACGGGACCACCGTGCTGCTCACCGTACCGGCGGGCAGCGGCGTGGCGAAGTGCTCAGGCGCAATACTGGCGGCATCCACCAACGTGGCACTCTGGGCATTGGTCCATAAACCATTGAACCATGGGTACGGCTCCACATTCGGCTGCATAGCCAGTAGTTTCTGTTGATCAGTGGCGGTGAGATCCTGAGTCATATAGACAGGTAGCTGTACCTGATGGTCAGTGAGTTCAAACTTACTGACCCGAAGCCAGTAGCGTCCCGTGGGCATTAGCGTTGTCTCGTGAGCCGCGTCCGCTGGCAGCGTCACTGCGCCACTGCCGTTACGGGCAAAGTTGCCGGTGTTGTCACTTAGCTGCTTACTTAACGCTTTCCACTCAGCGACACCGTTAGTCTGCGACAGGTACTCCCACTCCAGCCCATCAGGCGTGAACGGTACCGGCGTCTCGATGGACCAGTAGAGGCTCAGCTGTTGGCCGGGGTGCATATCCGTGAAGCCGAGATAGACGTGCGGGCTGGCGAACTCCTCGCGGGATTCAGCATAGCCATAGGGCAGCAGCGCGTATGGGGTAAATGCAACGTCAGCAAGGCTATAGCTGACATCGACATCCTCCAGACGGGGATCGTAAGGGGGATTGAGCGGCTTATTCTCGGTGATATTCCCCTCTTTAAACGTCTTTTCATACAGTGCATGCTGGAAGTCAATGGCCCCTAAATTCACCACCAGCGTATTTTCCCCCTCCTTTAGGGTGCGGGAAAAGATCAGTGCATTATCGCTTTGCCTCTCGCCAAACAACGAGACCTCTTTTTGCACCAGATCTTCACTCTTGACCTTGAAAACCCCGTTACCCGAGACAGGATTATTGGGGTAGTTGGCGTACCAGGCCTTAAGATCCGCCGGACGTCCCTGCCATTTCGGGGTGAGGGTGAGCGTCAACGTCTGGCCGCTGGCGTTGCGCCATGCCGGAGATGACAGCGTAAAGGGGCTGCCTGCTTTCGGTGCCATACCAAAAAGATAATTTACCTGTTGAACCGGGCCTGAAACGCCATCGGCGGTCGTCACCGTCACGTCTGCAGCATTGACGACGGTAATCTCCACCGCCGTCACTTTTGGTAACGTCGCGTTAGATTTTTCCTGATAGAGGCGTATCACCGGGTCGGTCAACAACGCATACTCCGCTGGCGCTTCCGGGCTCAGGCTCGCTTCCAGGGTGGCCGTTAGCGTATTGCCAGAAACAGAACACAGCAGTGGCTGCCATTTGGTGCCGATGCTCACTTCGGCCTTAAACCCTACAGGCGAGCTGTCAAACGTCAGCGTTAACTTACGCTGACCCGCGCCAGCCGCTTGCAGGGCGGCAATCACCAACAGCCAACCGTTGCGCACGGTTTCATCTTGCGGCTGTCCCCGCTTTCCGCCCAACTGGGGCGAAAATAGCCGCACGCCACCCGCTGGCGGTGTGATGCCCGTCGCCACATCAAGCAGGGTACAGGCCCGGACGGTGTTTGTGACGGTATCAGGCAGCAGCCAGCGAATATCGGTAATACGCGCATGGTTGATCAGCAGCGGGGCATCCAACCGGTAGTTCACGGGTACACCCGCACTGTCTTGCCCGGCACTGAACAGCAGCCCTTCGGGTACATTCAGCGTCTGGTGCTGCTCATCCGGCGTGAGCTGTAGCATCACCTGGTCGGCCGCTGCGGGCAGCGGCTTAACCCCGAGCACGCCGCGAAAATAGAGATCGCGATGCCGCGCTGGCAAGGTGTTCATCAGCCGGCGCGGGGTTTCCATCATTTTGAGGAATGCGAGAAGAAACGCCTGCTGCGGCTGAAGCGTACCCGGTGCCGATGCTGCTTGCTCCAGCAGAGCGGCGAGAGATTGCGGTGTCTGACCATCATTAAAGAAAACCTCATCCCAATTCTTAAGATCGTTGAATGGGATAGCACGGGTATATGCCTGGAAATTCTGCAGGTGCGTAAGCAACGAACGATTATCATAGATAAACTCTTCTGGCGATGTCATAGAAGTATCCTGCGGTCAGGGCCGAAAAAGCAGGCGAGTAAGATTTAACCAGCGGTGACGAAGAATTGAGTGTTAATAAAGCTGCCGGTGCCGATCATCGGTGACCCAACAGTGGGATCGGGTGTTGAGGCGGGTGGCGGAAGGGTGGCCGGTGTTATGCCTGTGCACACGGCGATAAACTTCGTCCCCACGGTAATGACGTTGCCTTTACTGTCACACCAGACCTGAAGCTGGTCGGCGTTTAACGCCTGTATCTCCAGTTTGCAGGTGCCCGGAACGGTATACGGCGGTGCGATATACGCGGTCGACATCACCTTGGTGGAGAGTTGATTGATATCTGCGGCGACACAGACCTTCAGCGCATTGATGTCGGCGTGGCCCGTACCGGTCATCACCGCCGGAACGGGCACCACGGTCCGGGTCATAAAAGTGGGGTCATAGAGCACTTTATCGCCGGTCACCACAATAAATTTGCTCATGCAAATACCCCGCTTCGCCCGTCTGCGACATCCATGAATCCCTCTTCGGTTAGCACGATGTCGGAACCCTGAATTTTGTAGGAAACCTGTAACCGCAGCACGTTGAAACCCGACTGGCCGGTGCGCAGCACGCTGACATCCTCAAACAGCGCCTCAACGTTGAGGAGTGCGACCCTGGGTTCATAATGGGTAATACTCTCCCGTACCAGCGTGGTGATCCGTTGGAGCAAATCCGCATTGACGTTAGCAAAAACCACTTCATGCAGGTCACAGCCGTAACCGGCGTGCATCACCCGTTCCAGCGGTAAGGTATTAAACAGAATGCGCAGGCTCTGCTGGATATCTTCTACGTAGTTGGCAGCCAGTGCTGCGCCACTGTTAAGGGAGAAACGTGGCGGGAAGGCCCAGCCACGCCCGTGGATCTCGTCTAATGTTGGCATTCTTCACCTTCCCGTTTATTAACCCTGTTTCAGGCTGACCAGCGCCCCTTTCACATCAACACCCGCTTTTCCCGCCACTTCTGTTTTCGCCGTGGCATCAAGTTTGATGTTAACTTTCGCCTTGATGGTGGCATTGGTATCCACATCCAGCGTGGCTTCGCCTTTATTAAGTACCAATGCGCTTTTCACCCCGGCTAACTCCTGCTGTAGCGTGATACCGGTAGTCGGACTGAGCATCAGAGACTGCTTGAGCTGTTTTTCGCTGTTGGTATGCACAATCCCTACGCCGTCCGCCGGAGTGAGGAACGGTGTCTGATTGAGGGTGCTGTGCATCGAACCGAGAATCACCGGGTAACAGGGATCTTCATCAATAAACGCCACCACCACTTCATCTCCCTGTTGCGGATAGAAGCTAAAGCCATGGCCTTTGCCAGCGTAAGGGCTGCTGAGGCGAGCCCGAATCGGCGTTGGTTTGCTCAGCTGGAGCGCGGGGATGTCAATGGCCAACGTATTATCCGCAGGCAACGGCCCAGAGGGGTTCACACCGATGACCCCCACATGCAAACCTGGCGCGCGTGGCACGCGCTCGTGGGTTATGGGTGGCGCATACTCGCTGCCGATTTCTAACAGGGTCTCCCAGTCTTCCAGGCCCTGTGTCGCGGCGGAGAAGCGATGCCTCACCCCCATCACCAGCGCCGTTCCGTCACTGGCAGTACCAAACCCTGCCAGCAGCACGCTGTTGCCGGGCTCAATGCTGGCATCACCGTGAATAGCCAGCTCTGCGGAGACGGCACTGAGATGGTTCATTTGCAGGCGAGCGGTGGCTAACTCAACCGCTTCGCCCGGATCCAGCATGTTATAACCTTGCTGCCAAATGGCGGTGTTTAACGGCTTAACCAGCTTTGCATCGTATGCCATTAACCCCAGCATAGCGGGCAGGCCTGCACCGGGGAGTAGCTTCTGCGTTGGCACGTTCCAGCCGCCGACGTTGATCCCCTGCGCCAGTTGCTCGTTACTGTGGGTGATGGTTAACCTGCGCAGTCCCTCTTTCCCTGGGACAAAACGTACAACCGGCGCTGCCGCCAGCGGCTTAATCGCGGAAACTACGCCCAGCCCATTGGTGGCGAGCATCAGGCCACAGGCATTCAGCCGGGTTTGCACATAGCGCCAGTCAGAACAGTTGAACTGAATCATCTGGGGATGGCTGATTTTCATCCCCTCAACTTTACCCGCTACGATGCCGTGCTGCGTCAGGATCAGGCGCAGGATCGCTTCATCCGTCATCATCGGCCAGACCTGGCTCTGATACGTTGACTTCAGCAACTGCAACGCATGGCTGAGATGTAGCTCCAGCGTGCGGGATTTATCATCCATTGAAAGTTGTGTGCGCGTCAGCCGCCCTGTAAACAGCGCGGTTTTACCCACCATAATCGTGGCCACAGCCCCCGGCAGGAACGATGCCAGTTCGGCTTCCACCTCGGGATTAGGCACTTTGCCTGGTTTCGGGCATTGAAGTACCAGCTTTGCTGTCGATACCTCATTGAGTCGGTTGATGGTGGTCAACTCAACCAGCCGAAACCCTTTGAGTGCGCTGGCTTTTTTCGTGGGCTCAACCAGGACTTTACCTGCCACGGATACTGTTAACTGATAATTGGCCATCGCGTTTCTCCCGCAGATCAGTGACCGACCATAAGGTTCTCACCCACCTGGGGCTGATTCAGGCTGTCTAAATCGTTATCAACGGCGGTGCCCACGTAATCCACGCTGTCGCCCTGCTGTTCGCCCATCGCCGCAGCGGCAGCTGAAGCGGCTGTCAGTCCCGCGATCAGGGCAATCACCGCTGGCAGCACGGTCAGGTCAGGAACGGTCAGGTTGGGCATACTCAGACCCGCACCGACGGTGGTATCCGTTTTATAGTGCACGCCTTTAATCGAGAAACTGACTGAGGCCTGAATCGGCTCTCCTTGTCGGTTAAACAAGGTACGATTGATGGCCAGGCTGGTCATTAATCCTTCATAGGTCGTTGGACCATAGACAAATTTTACCCGTACCGGATTCGAGGTCAGCATATCTACCCCATGCACCAGGACCGTTAACGCCTCAATAATTTGCTGCACGGAATAAACGCGTTTTTCAGGCAGCGTGGAATCGAGGGTTAACGACAGATGCAGGGTCACGCCACTGGTCTGAGTACGCATCTCACTGTCTTTACCACCGGATAAGCTACTGACACTCTGGTAGCTGGACGTATGGGTGGTATGCAAATTGTCTGGATTGAAATGCAGAGGAATGCCCAATGGAAACAGCAGCAATTCCGGTGCGGTGACACCGACAGTGTAAGACTCATCGCTATAGCCATATAAGGTGGCTTTGGCGGGAATCATGGTTTTCAGCTGGCTGACGATACTCATCTGAACCTCCAGGCTTCATCACGTATTTTTGCCATCACCTGGCTCATGACCTGGCGCGAAATACGATTGACCAGGTCCGCTTCGGTAACCGGAGAGAGAGAGGCTGCCGGTGGCTGATCGTTGATATCATCAGTGACGCGTGCTTCGATGATCAGTTCACGAATTTCAATCGTCATAGTTTGACTCCCAGCCATTCAATGCTGCGACAGGTAAACTCAAAGCTGTTGATCAGCGGCTGGCCCGAATCGGCATCCAGCGCCCCGTATTGCATGCGCACCGGGAGTGCATCACTCGCCATCCAGATTGACTGCGGCTTGCCAGACTCCCCCAGCAGCATGATGGTAATGTCGAAATAGGTGACCGAGGTCAGGAACTCGCTCAGGATCAACTGCACTCCCACGCTCATCGGTGTGGGGATCATCACCCCCCGATCAAACACCAGGTTTGAAGTGGTCGAGCGCTGCGGGAGTACCCGGTTGCTGGCGTTATGCCCGCCTTCGTGAATCGATCGGGTCTGTAGCTGGTAGCCGAGCCCCGTGATACTGGCAAACTTAAAGCTTAACGGGTCTGGTACTAAGCCCAGCAAGACAAAAGAGGCGAGAAAACGGTGATTCAGTTCAGGCTGATAGATGCTCACGTTATCCTCCCGTGGCCGCGACATGCTCGGCAGTCAGATAGAAGTCGAGATTAATATGGATAAATTCGGCCGGTCTTTGGGTCGCCACCGCCACCCTGACGCGCAGCAAACCACTGGCGATTTCACTGGCTGACATGGTTTCATCCAGACCGACACTGATTTTATAGGCATCATCTTCTACGCCCCCGGCCAGCCCCCCTTGTTCCCACAGCCTTTTAAGCTGTTGGCGCACCACGGCATGCAGCCGGTACCAGGTGATTTCATTGTTAGGTTCAAAGACATAAGGGCGCATAGCCTCTTTCAGCGTCTGTTTAATCCACTTGACCAACCGCTGATTTTGCAGATAGACAAAGCGCAGGTCAGGTTGATTACTCAACGTGCGGCAACCCCAAATTTTAACGCCGCGACCGGGGAAACTGCGGATCTGATTCACCGAGCGGCCGCTGCGCGGATCAGGATGGAACAACGTGACGGGTGTGAGATGGTCATACTGGGGTTTGAGCACCCGCTCCAGCCGCAGGTTAGCGGGGGCGTACCAGATACCCCGCTGCTTATCAGACTGTTGCATTTTGGCCGCCACGGCCGCACCCGGAGGCACGGCCCGCAGCGCGCGCGTGGGAAAGGCCGGATCTTCGCTGACCATCACCCACGGCCAGTATCCCGCAAGGTGTGCCCAGTGTTCATTGCCCCATTTTGCGTTGTATTTTTCTGCGTCAGCAGGCGCACTCGGATAGTCAATTAAACCCGTCAGGTTCAGGCTCGAGGCGCAGCAGATGGCCAGTTGATTAACCACACTTTCCCACTGGTTCTCATCTAGCAGCGGGAGTTCTGGCAGCACCACCAGCGTAATGGTGGGCTCGTCTGCCAGCAGGGCAAAGGCTTCATCGTAGCCCGTAACAGAGGGGACATCGTCGATCAGTGTGCCGAGAGAAATCACATAGCACTGGCCGCCACCATGACTGAAGTAGAGGCGCATAGCGTCGGCGAGATAGCCACCGTTGCGCACAGCATCACGGCCAAACTGGTCATAATAGTCTTGCAGCGAAGTGACCTGTACCCGCTCAAGTACCGATGCTTCAGGATGGTCGGCATAACCAATAAACACCGGCAGCGCGGTGAGTTTTTCCCGCTGGCTGATGTTGATGATCTGTTGATGAAAAGAGACGCCGGGCTGACTGAAATCACTGTTCAAAGACATGGCTTAACCTCTTTACGTCTATTTTACGGAAGGTGGCAGGAGACGTGCCAACGCGTGGACGGCACCTAAGCGGCCATAAGATCCTGCGAGAAGTCGAGCCAGAGAAACTCCACCGGACGCAGCGCCGCCAGCCCGATGCGGATGCGCAAAATGCCAAGGCTTAACTCACTGGACGTCAGCGCCAGTTCAACCTGGAAAGCCTGCTGTGGCGTTTCCCCATACAGCCCTCCCTGCTGCCACAGACGGTGCAGATACTGATTGATTGCTGCCCGCGCCGACTGCCAGGTGCCTGCTGAGTTGGGTTGATACACCACCGGCAGCAGCAGGTTACGGACATCGCGCTCAACGGTGTTAAACAGCAGCCGCACCGGGATGTAGCGCCAACTGCTGTCGCTACTGGTCGCCAGCGTGCGAGCGCCCATCACCGTCGTGCCACCTTGTTCCTGCCAGAGAATGGCATTAACGCCCCGTTCGTTGAGATCACCATGCTGAGCGTTACCAATGGCACGCTGCGGGTCAACGCCTTCCAGCGCAAGATTGGCGCTGGCCTGCCACACGCCCAGTTGGCGCTCGGTGCGACAGTAAAGCCCGGCAACAGGTGCACAGGGTGAGAGCGTGAAGGTGTTCAGGTGCTGGTAATCCACGGTGACGAGATTGAGCCACTGCTTGACCTTGCGATAGGTTTCCCGCTGTTTAGCCGTCCCCTGCGCCAGCGAGCTGAGGCTGCATGCAAGGTCACGGAGCCAGATATCCGACGCCTGAATACTGAGCGGTTGACGCGGCACCAGATCCGGCGTGTAGCAGGCACTCTGTGCCTGTTCGCCGTAACGCGGTGGATTCCCACTGCCAACCACATAGCGCAGCAGCAAAAACGACTGTGGTAGCCGTGAAGTTAAGCCACCAAGCTGCGTCAGAATAGCCTCATCATCATGGCCCACATCAATCAGCGCCATCAGCGAGATATCATCCCGCTGCGCGAGGATTTCGCTGAGGCGCGCAATCTCATCACCCTGCGCCAGCGACAGGATGTAACAAGGGCCACCGCCGTTTTCGAAGTAGCTGCGCAAGGCAAATGCTGCGCTGTGAACGGCACTGCGTTCTGGCTGTAGGCTGTCTGGCAGTGAGTCGGTCTCGACTTCCACCCACACTTGCGCCCCCTGCAACAGCTGGCAGTAGTGCTGCCAGTTTTCAATCCACACCGGGCCATAGCTAAGGCTTAGTGGCGTGTTGTCCTGCTGACGAAAACGCCCCACCAGCAATGGCACCAGCTTGCTCATGCCGGGACTGGCCAGTGCCAGCCGGTTGTTCTCTTTAATAAATACGCCGGGATAATTGCTCATCCTCTTCTCCTGGGAATCCATCGGGCCGCAGGGCGGCTGACGGCGAAGGGTTCAGGTGGTTAGGTATAGATTCAGGCGAGAACCTGTAGCTGTTGGGTAAATTCCAGTTCGATAAATTCTGCGGGCCTGAGCGGCGCCAGGGCGACACGAATGCGCATTACCCCTTGTGCCTCGTCATCCTCATCCAGCGCAACCTGCACCTGGAAGGCCTGCTCCGGGGTCAGCCCTTGTAATCCACCCCGTTTCCACAGCAGGTAGAGGTATTGGCGGATGCCCGCCGTGGCCGCTTGCCAGCTGCGTGCGCCGTTGGGTTCGAACACCTGCGGTTGGATTATCGCCTGTAGATCTCGCTGCACCGCGTTAAACAGCAGGCGTACCGAGACGAAGCGCCCGTTGAGGTCTTGCGTGTCTGCGGTGCGCGCCCCGGCGATCACCGTGCCAGTGCGAGGCGACCACAGCAGCGGGTTAAAGCCTGCCTGAGTGAGCTCCGCCTGCTGCGACAGAGTGAGATTATGGGTCGGCGCGGGGCCAGCGAGTTGAATGTTGGCCGGTGCTTTCCAGATGCCGCGTTCGCGTTCAGTTTTGCAGAAAACACCGGCGACACCACCGGAAGGGGCCAGGGTAATAGCCCGTAGAATGCTGTCATCGAACTGGTCAGTGTTACGCCTGGCGGTGACATTGGCATATTGCTCTCTTTGCCTTTCATCATCGCTGACTTTAAGTTGTGCAAGGGTTTTACCGGTGCCCGCGAGCAGGGTGCTCTCTTCTTCCAGTTCACCGCCCGGCGAAGAAAACTTCAGTGCAGGTGTGTAAGTTGCAACCTGGCGGTTATCCGGCAGCGGTTGCGGAGGTACAGCGCCAGGGTACGGCTGATGGGTAATCAGCATGGCTTGTGGGTTAATTTCCTGCAACAGCGGAAAGGCAGTTTGCATGGCCACTTTGGCCTGGTCATCCAGGGCTACGTACAGGGTAATGTCATTATATTCTTGCAAAGAACCCGCGATTTTTCCCCCTTGCTGCTCGCTTTCGCAGTGCATGACATAGCAAGGGCTGCCACCATTATCAAAATAACATTTGACCCCAGCAGCACCCGTAGCGATGTCTGATGATTTAAGCACCACAATGTGATTATTTTCAGGTACTGGCACTGCACCGAATGTCACATCGTCTTCCATTGCGGAGAGGGATGTTTGCAGCGGCGATTCATCGCCTTGTTTTCTGTCTCCCCCCTTTTCAACAATCGGTTCTCCCCAACCATTCGCTAAAACAACGGTACGGGCATAAGGCGCGAATCTGGCCAGAAAAGCCTGATAACTGTCAATCCACAGCGGTGCATTAACATGCTCGTCAGGATCGCCGCTGCAGCTCAGAAAACACCCCAACAACAGCGGCACATGGCCACTCGCGGCTGCCGCTCCCCGGCTGGGTGAATCCACTTCAGTAATACGCACACCAGGAATGTTACTCATAACAGCTCCTCATCATGATGGCGTATCACCCACCGTAACCGGACGGTGCGATTAGCCACGGGCAAAATAAGTGTGATACGGCGAGAAAAGGGAAAAAGGGGCGGTGAAGCATGAGCAGCCAGTGAACACCGCCCAAAACAGCGTGATTACGCGGCGGCTAACAGTTCCTGAGTAAACTCCAGGTCGATAAACTCCACCGGGCGCAACGCAGCAAGGCTGACGCGTACGCGCAGGATGCCGTTGTCGATATCCCCGTCTTGCAGCGCAATCTGCACCCGATAGGCCTCTTCTGGCGAGTTGCCAAACAGCCCACCGCGTTTCCAGATACCGTGCAGATAGTTACTGATACCCGCCACTACCGCTTGCCAGGTAGGTGCTGAGTTCGGCTGGAAGATAATCGGTGCCAGCATTGCGCTGACATCACGTTCCACGGTGTTAAATAACAGGCGTACCGGGACGTAGCGCCAGTTAGTAATGTTGGGATCTGCGGAGGTGCGCGCCCCCATGATTGAAGTGCCCTTCTGCGGCGACCACAAAATGGCATTGACCCCAGCCTCGTTCAAAACACCGTGTTCCTGGGCACTAATAGTGTGTACTGGCGTTACCCCCACCAGAGAAACGTTCGCAGGTGCTTTCCACACCCCACGGTTGCGCTCGCTGGTGCAATACGCGCCCGCCACAGCGGCAACTGGCGAGAGAGTTAGCGAACTCACCGCTGAGAAATCCAGTGGCGCGAGTGCCAGATTGTCTTTTACCGTTTTGTAAACGGCTTTATCTCGCTGAGCGGAAAGCAGCGCATTACCCAGGAAAATACCGTTTTCATTCACCACGTTGAAATTACTCTCCAGCTTCAGCTCTGGGGTGTAACTGGCAGAAAATTCATTTTTAGGCATGACCGGGCCGGCTGGTGGCGTACTGCCGGTAAACGCTGCATGGGCAATAAACAGGGATTGTGGATTATGCTCTTGAATCGCGGCAATACTGCCTTTAACCAGCTCTTGCGCACTGGCATTCAAAGGCACATACAACGAGACTTCATCCAACTCTGCCGTGGCTTTTTCTAAATCGTCTTTTGCATCAGAAGCGCTTAAAGCGAGGAGATAGCAAGCGCCGCCCCCGTTCGAAAAATAGCTGGCCACTGCTGCCGAGGAATTGTCATACAAATATGAACTGCTGATTTTTGTTGGCTGGCCGCTGGTAAAAGGTACCTCCGTGGCCGCAGCCACGCTATCAGCCTCTTTTGTCGCTTTTTTACTTTTTTTAGCTTCTACGCCTCCTGCCTCTTCGCCGCTTTCTTCATCACCGCCTTCCGGAAGGGGGGCCGCCTGGCCCCATGCCGGCGCCAGTTTAATAATCAGCGGGGCCGCAACGAATTTTTCAGCAAACTCCGCATAGTTAGCCACATAGACTGCGCCATCTGCCGCATTGGCTTGCGTTCCGTCCTTTTTCCAAAAGGCTCCCACCAAAAGCGGCACCAGGCCGCTCATGCCCGCAGCACCCACCGAAGGGGTACTGCTTTCAATAATTTTCACTCCAGGATTTCTACTCATGATCGATCCTCATGAAAAGGCGCGTGATCACGCGCCACTGGCAACTTGTTGGCTAAACTCCAGCACGATAAATTCCGCCGGGCGCACCACCGCAATACCGATACGCGCTTTGAGGATTCCGTTATCAATGTCGGCCTGAGTCATGGTGACTCCCAGTCCCACCTGAATAAAGAAGGCCTCTTCCGGCGTATTCCCCTGTAACGCGCCTTTTTTCCACAGGTTGTAGAGGTAGTTCTCTACGGCGGCACGCACCGCCTCCCAGGTTGCCTGGCCGTTGGGCTCAAACAGCACCGATTCCAGCGCCCGGCCAATATCGCGTTCTGCCATATCAAAGGTACGGCGCACCGGGACATATCCCCAGGCATTGCCGCCAGTGGTCAGCGTGCGAGCGCCCCATAGCAGCAGACCACGCCCTTTGAATTCGCGCAGAATATTGACGGATTTGGTGGTGTGGTTTCCGCTGGTAAACAGGGCTTGCGTGGCTGACCCCACTTTAACCAGTGGGCTTAAACCCGAAGAGACAGCAGCATTTGCCGGTGCTTTCCATGGGCCTACGCTATTGTCAGTGCGACAGATGATGCCCGCTGCGACAGCACTCGGCGCAACATTAGCAATCTCGGTCACCCCCGGAATGCTCCAGTTGGCTTTCAGCCATGGATAATAAACTGCAGCATGCTCTGTGGCCTGGATACCGCCGAGCGCAGTTTCAAGCTCACCTTTAACATCCCCTTTTGACTCCTCCGGCCCGTCCAGTAGAGCAAAACGCCCACTGCCTTCCGCGGTGTACTTCAGGATGTCAGATGTTACTGTGCTCTGACCCGCCTGCACCACCAGGGTGACATCGGGCAATTTGTCCAGCCATTCGAGCTTATCTCTGGGCAGCAGATAGCAATAACCGCCACCATTATCAAAATACGCTTTAAGGGCGGGTAAAGTGTGTCGATCCCAGTCCGGCACATCTGCCGTTTTGGTATTCACACCCATGGCATCGGCAAGACGAGGATGATGCGCCGGCCCGCCACGAGAAAGGCGTGAAAGCAGACTAACAACGGCACGCGGCGAGTAGTAGGCCACGCTTTCCGATTTACTCCCGCTGGCGGAGAAATAACTGAGTACATCCGCAAACGAATTGATCAAAGCGGGTTTTTCGCCCAACGCCTTCCACCAATCCAAAGAGCCCGAATTGCCGTCCAGAATCACCGGTACTGCTGTCGCCGAGCTGCTGATGCTGAATGAGGGCAAATCCACCTCATCCACATACACGCCCGGCGCTTTTGGTAAAGTAAATACAGCCATATAACCTCCAGAAGGTTAAGCAGTACATTACAGGGCGTGGCATTCCACGGTCAGACGATCGGCATTCAGGGTGATCTGCTTCGCCGCCACTTCATTGCTGGAAGCTTCGAGGCTTGGCCCGGTAATTCCGGTTGGGAAGCAGTTGAATACGTTCCAGGTGACATAGAGCTTTTTGCCCGATTCATCCGTCAGACTGATGGCGATATCTTTTTTGCCATCTGCGTGGTTGGCATAGTTATACAGCCACTCATACAGCTTGCACTCACCTGGGAAGATCGCCTGAGAAAGGGTGATAGAAGGTAACTGAACGCGCGTGATGTTGCGGAACAGGCCGCCCATACCATCGCGGTATTCATAACTTTCATACTGCTGGTCGAGGCCGCTTACTGAACTACAGCGGATCACATCACCGTCAATGGTTACAGTGAAGCGAAAACCGGGAACCGGATAACTTGCATCAATGATATCAGTGGTATCTGCCATGGTTATTTCTCACTTTGCAGGTTTGAACGTATCCGCTGCCCGCAGGCAGTCAGGATGGATGAACAACATTGATTTCAGGAGGTCCCGGTGGCTGACCTCAGAGGAACTAATTGCGTCAGGTTATTGTTAGAAGCGAATCTGGAATCTTGTGCGATCACAGAATCGGGGTGAATCCCTGGTAGTGGCGCCATCACGCCGAGCACCTGCTCAACGCTAATAAACTTCGAGCAGGAAAACTGTTCACTGGTGCCCTTGTGACGTGGACACCAGAAAAAATCCTTTCGATCAAATTGATAGCGAGTGTCATTCCAGCAGCTATTGCAGACGTGGGTGTTAGTCACCCGATAGGGCGTGGCGAACTCGGTCGCTGGATTGCTAAATCCGCTGATCATCACCACCGGTGTGCCTGCGGTCCAGGCCAGCCAGGAGAGCCCGCTACTGAGGCCGACAAAAAATTCCGCGTGCATCAACCACCGCAGACGCTCGCTCAAGGGGCGATTGCCGGTTTCGTCTTCAGCGCCATGGGGAATGTGATTCCAGGTCAGATCGCGTCCTACTGTGGTCTCTTTGTCGATGCAGATCACCCGATAACCGCGTTCTTTAAGCTCCCGCACCAGTTGTATCCAGCCAACGGGATTGTTCCAGAATTTACACTGCGAGGTAGACTGAACGCCGATACAGACGTAAGGCTCCGCAATGGGGCGACGGTTTTCAGCCAGCCTGAACTGTGCGGGGTTTTCATCTGGGGCAAGGCCAAGAATGGCGCTGGCGATATGGTGTAGTGGCGTTTGTTGACCGTCAACCGGGCAGTATTCCCCCTGCGTATCCCCTATACCTGCATTCAGGAAGTAGGTGGCGTAATAGGTGGTTTCATCCGGTTCATACGGATCAATAAAGCGAATTTGCGGATAGCTGCTGGCAAAAACATCGTGGAAGCGTGCCGAGACACGGACCGTGAGACGGCACTGATGGCGTACCTGAAAACGCATCACTGAGGGCAGCCAGGCGAGGGTATCCCCCAGGGTATCTTCGGGGATTTGTATCAGCACCGGTTGCTGATACAAATCCATGACGTGCAACATGACAATCTCATTGTCTTTCTGCACCTGAAAGGCAAACGGCACGTAATACTTGTGTTTACTCTCAACCATCCCTCCTGACACCGCAGTATCACCAAACACGTGATAGTTCTGGATATCCACTACGCGTACGCGCCAGTTGCCTTCGGGTAGGTGAATGCGACAACCATGATTAAAGTCAAACAAAATGCCTGTGCCCTCTGCCCCCTGCTGGGTCGGCAGCTCGGGAACGGGGGCATAAGGCGACTTTTTAAAATCAGAATCAGAAGCCACGGCGTACGACGACTCTGGTACAGAATCTTCTACGTGTTCGGGTTGTGGACGACTTTCAGGCGATGGAAATGCAGCGTTATTAGGCGTAAAAAAACTCATATTTCACCTTTATTTTTAAATAGGGCAGGTTATTTTTTCTGCTTATTGAGTTTTTATTTGCAGATTTATAAAAAAGTGTTTTAGGCAGACTACCGTCCTCAGACATTCAAGCTGATTTTTGGTAATTTTTTTCTTGCAATAAAGGGCATTCCTGGCGAGTGCCAGATATAACCAGTTGAGTCGATCATGTGTTCCGCGAGGTGTTGCGGTCAGAGATAATATTAACCAGGTTTCTTAATTCAGCAAGCAGGTAAGACAATAAATAGGACAAACAAACACAACCATATGATTTTTAATCAAAAAAATAATTTATCGCTAGTTGAAAAATGTGACAGAGGCGTCAATTACAATAAAATCATGGTAAAGCAAGGGGTTGGCATGACCTATAGTTACTGTCTCAATAGCCGTTTTATCCATATATTTTAAAAAAAACCTTAATAATCAACACTCATAAATCCTCGATTAGGATAAAACTCATTCAATTAATGCCATTTTATCCATAGCGCTGGATCACGGTAAGCTCGGGAACATGACAATCATATGGGGGAATATTCAGGGCTTATTTCAATATGATTAAAATCACATGACTGAACCGACATGGATTAAAAATAGGATTAGTCTTATTTTAGAAAAAGATCAGCCACCACGCCTACTGCTGTTCAACGTGAGAGTGATCAAGGGGACAGGAAGAGCATGTTTGAGGCGCATTCTGAAGATTGAACAAACTGCTCTTTATAACCGCAATATTGATGCGGTTTAAGTGGTTGGTGGCCAGAAGCCAGGCAAATGATATCAGGAAAGGATATCAGGAAAGGATATTGAGAAAGGAGGTGTAGAAACGAAAAAACCGCCCTTAGGCGGTCACGACATTACTACATATTGCTTTGATTTTATTCAGCTTTTACATTGGTGCCCGGGGCGGGACTTGAACCCGCACAGCCATAAGCCGAGGGATTTTAAATCGCTATCTTTTGCCTTTCATTTCAATGGATTACTTAGCTTCTTCATAATATGACGCATAAGTAGCATCCTGATAAAACAATGAGTTAGAGATACGGATTGTTCCTTATTATGAAGGCTTTTTCCATACATTCGCAGGATAAGCAAGCCGCACGTAGTATCTGGAAAGCTCCACGCAGATGCCCTATTGCTAATAACCAATAATTTAATTAGATATTAAAAAATAATGCCATTTTATATTTAAATAAAACTATCGGATATTAGTTATATTGATTCATTTAATTCTTTCTCTTAAAACTTAAATCGGCCCTTATGCTTCCCCAAGGTTAAAATCTCACAAACAATCTTCCCCAGCACAAACACCTCTTCCAGTAACCCAGCTTCTATAGCGGGTTTCAGTTTAAGTACCTAGACTGGATGAGTATCACTTTCGACTCAAAAAAATGCACCCGGTGGTTCATTCTCTTCTATAGTTAACTCAGCTGTAGGTGTTGCTTATCCCCTTGGTGATGTTTCATGTTACTGCCCGGCTGTCTCCGGGCATTTTTTTTCGAAAAATCACATCCCGGCTGTTCAAAAAAAACTAGTCGTGCCTAGGCACGCAACCGAGGTATTACTAATGACTACAAGACGTGGTGGAAAAGGCAATTTTGCTGAGGATACTGATAGAGCAAGAGAGGCTGGCAGGAAAGGTGGCGCTATGAGTAGCGGTAACTTTAAAAATGATCCTGCACGCGCAGCAGAAGCAGGCCGCAAGGGTGGAAAAAAGAAGAAACCAGAGCCTACATCAGACTAGCCACTAAGCCCGGTTCTATCCGGGCATTAGCTGTAAGTCACGATCTAATTGTTGGCAATCTTACATGCTTTACGCATGATTTTTGCGGCGTCTAAGGTAAATGCTTTCACCTGCAAATCTTTCGATTCAGCGGCCATCCTTTCAAGTTCATAGAGAATATTTTCATTGTTGACATGTACGCCTCTACCAGCAAGCTTTAAGACTGCTGACCCTATAGCACGCCCAATCATTTTCGTACGATATGCTCGAACTTCCTTCATTTTTAAGCTTATTTCGTCATGCTGAATCGTTACACTAAACGTTTTGAGTAATTATTCAACATAAATAATTATATATTGTGCCCTAAGGCTTTTATTTATGCTCAGAAGCCGGATTCAAACTGGCCCCTCGTTCTGCTCCAAAGTCAGAATCTCACAAACAATTTTCCCCAGCACAACCACCTCTTCCAGAGCCTCGCCTTCTATAGCTTCACCGTCTTCAGTGACTAGGCTCTTTGGGTAGTATTTGCCGATCATTGGGTAGCCCAAATGCTGGAACGCCACCCGATCACCGACTTCGATTCGGGCAACACAATCAGCCAGGACGAACCCGGTTGATGTGTCGATGCGAAATGTTGCATCTGGGTGCGGCATGCAGATTTTGTTCAGGTCGATTCGTGATTCAATGTAGTCACTGGCCGGACTTGGGAATCCCATGTATCACCTCACGTAGCCCATGTTACCCAACAGGAAAACGCGGTTGCCCTTCCCATCATCTGACTTTTCAACAAAGCAGGTCTGGTAGTACTCAATCCACCTGTTAGCCTCCTGCCGCGTCCAGATATGGTTCAGCTTCGCCAGTTCCCTGACGAAGTCGTTAGTTGATACCAGGCGATGCCCTTTTGGATCGAGTGATATGGCGTTGTTGAACGCTGCGGGTATGTCAGAACGGCGCGGCATGGTTTCCCCTCGAACAATTACTGTATATATAAACAGTATAATCACGACAAGGCAAAAGCGGCAACTGATCATTTACCTATCAATCGCCGCCTCTGAAGTGCTCTTGATGCTGTTGGTTAGATTTCTGGTTGGTCGTTTAGGTCGGTGTCAGTAGATGCTGGTTCAGATGGTAATTCATCTGATTGCTGTGAAGTTTGTTCCGCTGCGGCCTGCGCTTCAGCAAGCGCTTCTGCTTCGGCTGCTGCAATTGCTGCTTGCTCTGCTTCCTCCTGCGCTTTCTGTTGAGCCGCAAGGTATTCACGCAGTTCAACAGTGGCCTGAGCCGCTTTCTGATTGAAAACAGAATCGCCAGGCATCGCAACACGCACATCAATCCATCGACCGTCCGGGACATCAACGGGATCGCCTGCAACAATCATAGCGCTATCAACATCAAATTTGCGCTTCGCCACGTTGAGGATCACTACTCCTTCCTGGTACGAAAGTGACGCATAGCAAAGCCTGTTACCATTTTCATCCTGCGGGATTTCCAGCGTCCAGCCATCAGGATAGAGACCCGCAGTACCGGCAATGTGGTAAAGCCCTACATCCACACACTCGACGGTAACGCCTTCGGCCTCATCATTCACAGCAGCATAATCGGTCTGGGTGAAGTTACCTTCAGTAAAGCCTGCTGGCATTTTGCTGACATTGCTTGTCACGCGCACAATAGGGGAGGCTTTCTTGATGAACCCATTACCATCAACCGTGGTGTTCTTTTGTGACCAAATCACATAGGAGTTAGCACCATTACTCCAGCCGCCAATTTTTAGCTGGTTGTCAGCATCAATACCAAACAGCGTTGCATATGCCCCGTCGCGGATGAATACCATTGCTGCGGAAGCGCTGCTGTTAGCGCCATTAGAAACTCGGAAGCCGGGAGCATTCGTACCATTAGTCACATTTGCCATCGGGGGGGTAATGTTACTCGCAAAAGTCAGTGCAGCTATTGTGTTATTAGAGTTGACCTGACTCCCTGCAACAATAGGAGCGCCAGCTACTGGATCCGCACCAGATGGATTAACATTTAAGGTTGCTGCGTTCCCAAGGCCTAACCCGGTTCTTGCGGTTGCCTGGGTGGTGCCACCAGTGCCACCGTTGGCTATTGGTACAGTGGTTTTAGTTGAGAGAAGTTCAACCCATGCAACGAATGTTCCTCCAGAGCATAATCTTATAAACTTTCGGTTACCAGTAGCCGCAGATGCTGTATCAGTATGATATTCTTGAATGAAGCTTGTTTTACTTCCAATACTGCGTCTCTTAACCTCTAGAACTCCAGAACTTGTTATCGGTAAGTCTGTTACTGCATCAGATAAGAAATATCTACCAGGTAAATTTATATCATTTGCACTGCCGCTGATTACCTGAGTGTAAACTGTTCCAGCTCCGGCAGGTATCCATTCAGACCATGATGGAGTTGTTGCCGACCAGTTTGCAGATAGAGTTCTGGTATATATATTTCCATATCTTGTGGTATATCTCTGCGCACAGCTAAAAGCTCCACCAATAAATACTTCCAAGACACCAGAAACCGGTTCAGGCAAATTAAGTAAATTATATTGAGCGGCTGAACTGAAATTCCAAATCCCAGAGTATCCAGCTTGCTGAGACATCATATTAACGTCAGTAACTTCACTGCCTGTAGTGCCCCTCTGAAGTATGGCACCACTCAAAGCTGCCATATCTGAAGTCAGCTTAGCGAAGCTACTGATGGTCACGTTGGTTCCATCCGGTGCAGTCAAAGTAATGCTTCCGCTGCCGGTCATTATCTGTTGCCAGCCATCCATCTGAGTCTGGTAGTAGCTCAGCTGTGCGGCCAGACGGCGAGCAAAATCTGGCACAGAATCGGTGTAGAATGACATGATCGAGTAAGCTTGCCCCGCTGCGAGCGTACCCGGTGAAGTCATCAGCGTGATTTTAGTCGCGCTGTCCACACTCTTAATTTCATACATCTTAACCGTACCGGAGCCTGGGATAAGAAGCGCCTGACCGGGGCCAATAGCAAATTTATTATCCAGCCAGTTGGTGCCTGTTCCGGTTACGGTCGTGCCTGATACGGCGATTGTTCCGGTGTTATACCATGCCATTTACTTTTCTCCGGGCAATAAAAAACCCGCCGTAGCGGGTCTCTGTTTATTCGTTAGCTTCTTTCGAAACTGATTTTAATCCTGATATCTTTCTCCGGACGTCCTTTAGGGAATCGCCATTTATAAATCTGGTCCCTTACCGCATCGTCAAAAAGATATGCTGGTGTACTGCTTATAACCCTGACGTTCTCAGCCTTTCCGGTATCACCAATGTCATACATGACATCAACGCTGCCTGACTGACCTAGATACCACGCTCTTTCTGGATAGCTAACCTTGTTTTCATTTGCACCAGCAGATGAGAAAGAAAGCATTAAAAAAACCAGAAATAATTTTGGTAAGTTATTCATGACGCCTCCTGTGTTATTCACACAATGAGAACACAGATTCACTTACTCATGATTGAATTTATTCGATCTTAATGATCGAGTTTGCTTATTATTAAATTAGTAACCTAATGATTGAATGTAATACTGATCATAGATGGCGGTTCTAATAGCAATTATCCCTCGACTCTGGTCAGGGTAAACTAGCCCTCCTGTATTAAGACCATCCCACCACGTTCCTTGTGATACACCTGTTGGACTACCTGCCCATGAGAGAAGAATAAACTGCTGGCTCCCACCGCTACCTGGCACACCCGGCCCAGCGACAGCAGAGTGAAACCCCGGCATAACTGCCATTGGCACACCCTGCGTGTTCGCTCCTGTCGTCCATGGTACATACTCGCAGGTGAGCGGAAGGCAATTCCCCGCATAGACCATAACCCCACCACGCCAAAAAGACAGGCCAAATGGGGGGTTATAAGCCACGTAGCCACCGAAGATATAGAACCTGACTGCAAATGCATTTCCGCCATTACCTTGCGCGTAATCAATCTTGAGCTGCTTATACCCATTAGCGCCAGCAACAATCTGCATCATCATTCCACCAGTGGTGCTGATATAGCGCCAGAAGACAGATGAACTTTGAAAGTTAGGTACGGTGGTTTGAATATAAATCGTCGACTTGACGCTGCCGGGTATTGTGTAGTCAATTACTTGTACAAGATTAAACGGTGTAAAATCAGGAGAAGCAAAAAATTTACCATCACTTCTCCTTATCGTCATACCATAAGCCATGCTTACCCCGCCCAGACAATGATTTTATAAGCCGTAGATGTCCCCGACCATGAAACAGTTGTGCCACTCACCGTTATGGTTGGCTCTTTTGTTCCCGAATAGGTTGGGGTATCCATGAAAGCCTGAGCAGTCAACGCCGTACCGGGTGGAACATTATACGACCTTGAACCACTTGCTATATTCTCAATGATATCCATCACATAAGAAGGTGACATTGAATTAACGACATCAAAAGACGTGCCTTTGATATAGAGAAAAGCGCCAAACATTATTGTTGCCCCAGAATAAACACAACGTTGCCGCTTGCGTCATAGCCAACTAAACGGTTATTTGACCAGGTCATTCTCCCCTGCCCTGCCACATAGCCATTGTTTTCAAATACACCTGTTTTGAAATTAATAGACAATCCTGTCATACCGGAAACAAAGTTATCTGACTGGAGCGTATCCGTTATTTTACCCCTGCCGATTGTTGCATCGCCGATAAAAGCAGTGTCCATAATGGCCTGCCCGTTTTGCAGGGCGAAGAAGGCTTTTGGTGTGGTGCCAACCTGCGACATGATCACGAACCGGTCCGCCAGGAATGCCACTGTAGATTGCATCCCGTTAGGGCCGTTCTCCATGCCAATCCCCATACCTGCCGCATAAAGCACGCCGTTCTGGTCAACCTGCACCTTTACGTTGTACTGCGCTGATACCTTGCCATCTACCGCGCTAATAGCTGAGGCGTTTTGCTGAATAGACGCGGTGAAGGTGTTGAGCTGCGCTGTAGTCGTCTGCTGGAACTGAGCAAAAGCCTGACTTGAATCAGACTGAGCCTGTTCCAGCGTGGACACACGGGCGCTGTTGTTATCGAACTGAACGGTAATCTCGCGCTGGTATGAAGCAAACGCCTGATTCGCATCAGCCTGAGCCTTCTCAGCTTGCGTCACCCGCGCACGAATTACACCTGCTGCTGCACGCTGATTTTGTGCATCCTTATCATTTGCGAGAGCGTTCTCAATGTCCGCCATCGCCGAAGCATCAAAGTATGCCTCAGTGCTTTGCGTCAGCGTTGCCAGAGCCTGATCGGTCGTGGTCTGCGCTGTCTGCAACAAACCGATAGACGCAGTATTCCCATCCGTGCTGGTTTTAACGCTATCGATACGCGTACCCAGCGCGGTATCGGCATTAGCTCGGGCCGTCTGCTCAGTGGTGATCGCAGTGGCGTTGCTCGCAACAGACGCATCCAGGCTGTTTAAGCGGGTTGTAGTTGCTGACTGGTTATCAGTGACCGCTTTCTCTACCGTGGTCAGGCGTGACGTGTTGTTATCCGTCGTCGCTTTAACATCAGTGATCCGCTGCCCCAGCGCTGTATCTGCATTTGCCCGCGCCGTCTGCTCAGTAGTGATCGCTGTGGCGTTGCTACCAGCAGATGCCTCTACCGTGTCTATGCGTTTGCCTAACGCCGTATCGGCGTTTGCTCTGGCTGTCTGTTCAGTAGTGATCGCCGAAGTGTTAGAGCTAGTCGAAGCAGATACAGTATCAATGCGTTTGCCCAAAGCGGTATCGCCATCTGCACGTGCAGTCTGTTCAGTAGCAATAGCCGATGCATTGTTACCAACAGAGGCGTCCAGGCTATCCAACCGCTTCACAGTCGCCGACTGGTTATCGGTGACAGCTTTTTCCACAGTCGTTAGCCTGGCCGTGTTGCTGTCTGTGGTAGTTTTCACATCGGTAATTCGCTGACCAAGTGCTGTATCTGCATTTGCCCGAGCCGTCTGCTCAGTGGTGATCGCAGTGGCGTTCGCGCCAGTCGATGCCGTTACAGTGTCGATACGCTTAGCCAGGGCTGAATCAGCATCCGTCCGCGCCGTGATTTCAGTATTGATGCTTGCGGCATTAGAATCGGTCTTTGCTGACACTGCCATGACCATTTCGGTCAGGCCTTGATCAGCATCAGCCCGTGCTTTTGCTTCTGAAACGATACTGGCAGCATTACCAGCAGCCGTGGCTGTCACTGCATCAACCCTTGATGACAGCGCATCATCAGCGCTGGCACGCGCCCCCTGCTCTGACAGAACCTGCGCACTAACATCAGCAATGTCACTGCCAGTGCTATCGAAACGAGCCTCAACACTCTGGCGATAAACTGCAAACGCCTCCCGATCATCAGCCTGAGCCTGCTCGCTTTGCGTGATACGCGCTGAGAGCTTGCCGGATGTTTCCCGCTGCTGCTGCGCGTTCTTATCCGTGCTGAGCGCATTTTCGATATCTGCCGCCGCGCCAGCATCAAACTTAGCGCTGGTGACGCGGGAAAACTCTGCCAGAGAGTTATCCGTTGTCGTTTGCGCGTTTTGCAGGGCGGTGATCGCCGCGCTGTTATTGCCGGTTTGGGTTGTGATGGTGTCAATTCGAGTGCCTAACGCACTGTCTGCATTCGCTCTGGCTGTCTGCTCGGTGGCTATTGCGGTAGCGTTTCCATCAGATTTAGCCACAACTGCATCCAGTCGGGTCGACATGGATTGATCATTAGCCTGTAACGTCTCGACTTGCGAAACCACCGTGGCGATACTCTGGCTGCTACCTCCAGTGATGGTATTGATCTTTTGCTGAATATCATTGTTGACGTTGGTTACGCGTGTATTCACGTCACTGATGTTATTGTTGATGCCAGTAAGGGAGGTGTTAACCTGCTCCCTCGCCAGATCAAGATCATCACGGGCTGCTTTGATATCCGTTTTGTTCTGTTGGATGTCAATTTTCGCGCTAGATAAATCATCACGTGCAGCTTTGATATCAGTCTTATTCTGCTGGATATCGGTTTTCGCAGTAGATAAATCATCACGCGCTGATTTGATATCTGCCTGAGCCTGATCAACCGCAGAATCCAGGCCGCTAACATCAGATTCAACAGAGGTGATGCGCTCAACCAGCGCTTTACCGGTTTCCGAGTTCATCACCGCTTCAGTGATATCGTTTAGCAACGCGCCAGTATCTGTACTGGTCACACCCTGAACCCATCCAGTCCAGTCACCGGCATTACCAATACGGTCAACCAGTCGTGCGCGATACCAGCGGCGCACACCAGCAGCCATTGGCCCGTGTTGATAGCTGGTCGAAGGATACGCAACCGAAACAAGAAGCTGTGGGTTTTGCCCGTCTGCCGTTGTCGCTTGCTGAATCTCCGTTGTAGAGGTGTCACCTGAACCGGCAGGGAAAGCCCAGGACAGTTTGATATTCCACACAACGTTATCAGATGCCAGAAGGTTCAGCGGTGTACCGGGCTTGCCTACCTTGCCCGGAAGTGACACAGATTCAGATGTACCCCACGGGGAAGAGATATCCGCCGCATTAACAGAGCGCACCCGTACATCATAAACCCCAGCGTAAATACCCTGGATAGAAAACCCCTGGGTGCTGGTCTGGCCTACGTTTATCCAGTCACCTTTATCCTTTCGCCACTGCGCTGTGTAGCTAATCGCGCCTTCAACCTTGTCCCATTGCACCTGCATGGTGGCAACAGTTAATCCCTGGTCGATGTGGTCAACTTCAGTCACAGTGATATTTTTCGGGGCTTGCATCACCGCCGCAGGCGTAATGGTGATAGGTGCTGCATCAACTTTCACGCCATCATCAATGTACTGGTACTTGTTTTTGTCGTGTTGAACGCCGGTTACAGTGAATGTTCCGTCATCGTTTGAGGCGATAGAGGTAATGCGGAAATACTGGATAGCCAGATTATCACTGTCAATTGCCCACACGCCGCCTGCTACGGGTTGCTGCCGGAAAGCAGTGGTCACTGTTACCGTTTTCTTGTCAGCACTTACCGCGCCGATTGTTCGCGTCTGCGCCGTGCCGTCAGGAAGGTTAAGCACCAGCCGGTCACCAGATGCGTAGTTGATCGCGCGATCAAGGGTTACGTTCAGCCCGTTCACCGCGCTAATTCGCCCGCCGTTCTGCTTGCCAGCCCGATAAGGGTCAGCCACGCCAATGATTTCAGCCGGAAGTGGTATATACCCATCCAGGCCAACGCCAAAAGAGATCGTTCCGTCTTTGGCATTAGAGAGCAGCAGCCACCGGCCACGGCGATGAGCCTCACTTTGAGAGGTGCAGCCAATAGCGGTGAGCTGGGTTTCATTGACGCCATAACGCTCGACTAAGTCTTTGTCATAGACCGCTTCAGGAGTATCGCTGTAGTTGTTCTGTGGGTCAGACCAGGAGACTTGGCATGAGGTGTAACGGTTCTTGTAAGAGCCGCCAGCGTAAGTAAATAGCCCATCAATAACGTTTGACGCATGATAAACAAAATCGACGTCATCCTGCGGGGCATCAGCACGCACATAAATCTGGTCGTTACCCCAGAAGGTAATACCGCGAAATATCGCCGCAATGTCCTTCAGGACGGTATACGCATCTTCCTGGCTCTGGATGTAGGCATTACAGGTAAAACGAGGCTCCTTGCCACCAGCTCCGTCTGACACCATGTCATCACAGTACTGTGCGATGGTGTACAGCTCCCATTTATCAATCATGGAAGCATCAACGCGGTTCCCCATCCCGTAAATTTTATCCAGCACCAGATCGTAGAAAATCCACGCCGGGTTGTTGGTATAAGCCCACTTGAAACTACCCGTCCAGGTGCCGGTGTACGTGCGGGTGTTAGGGTCATAATTATCTGGAACCCGAACCAGCTTTCCTTTGTATTTACAGGTGGTTTTCGGCACAGAGCCGTTAAACTGGCTGGCATCCAATTCCAGAAAGAGCAAGGCTGTATTCGGGTAGCGTAACTTGCTGTCGATCACTTCCGCATAACTGAACACCTTGAAGGCGTTAACCAACTTAGTGGCCGATGTCGAATCAGCAGTGATACGGCGTACCCGGATTGACCAGCCCGAGGTGGCCTTGGGTAAATCGATGCGGTGATCGCGCTGGTATTCCGATGTGGTTTTGCCGCTAAACACGCCTTCAACTACAATCTGCCAGGCCGCGCCATCGGTGGATAACTCGATAACGTATTGGGTTGAGGTACCAACCATGTCGCCGTTATCTTTGTACTGATATTGAGCAGGCAGGCTTAGCTTAATACGTACGGCATCAAGGGAAAGATTGGTGTACTGGTGCGTCCAGGGAGAGGCCTGTTTGACCTCAAGTCCAACAGCCAGCTCGTTATCAACCTCTGGCATGCCCTGAATGTATTCCTGATCCTGCGTGCCGGTACGGTATTCCCATTTAACGCCGGTAAAGTTATACGTGCCGTCATCGTTTGCCAGCGGCGTATCGCCGAGGAAAATATTTTGTGCCGTTAAATCGCCCTGGATTTCGCCTTCACCCAAAGCAATCAGAAGCTTTAGCTTTGCCGTGGAGAGCAAATCATCTGGCTGTTCGGTGGGCGTCTGCGCACTCTGACTGCCCCCTTTGCTCCCCCGGATAATGGTGGCACCGTCAAGAAGTCGCATATTTCACCCATAAAAAAAGCCACCCGGAGGTGGCTTAGAAAAGTTGAAAAAATTATTGCTGGTCGCTGGAGAAAATACCGGCGCTGATTATCGCCCCGCCGTTTTCCCGCTCGCCATAAGCAACAGGAACGGGGTAGCCCATTGCTACCGTATTCACCGGGGAACCAAAGGCATAGTTCGGCTTGTTGTCGGCACTAGAAGATGATCCAACACTGTAGCCTGGCTGCGGCGTCAGCAAGCCGACTACACCACCGAGCATCATAGAGAGGCCCATACCAGTCAACGCTGTAGCCGCCAGCGCAGCACCGCCAGTAAGCGCGGCTGCACCTGTCCCCACACCGAGCGTGGCACCCCAGACTCCAAGGGATGCGCCAGCCGTAAAGAACGCAGCAACGAGTGCCGCAGAACCAATAACTATCTGCAATAGCCCAGCACTTTTACTTCCTTCAATGACCGATACCATCCGGTACTCATTTGCACCGTTGGACATGTCGAACTCTGGAAGCGTGATGTTGTGCTTATCACTGTAGAAGGCAAAGCGAATGCCGTTTAGGTGGGCATTAGAAACATACTTTTTAAAGCCCGGTACAGTGGTACACATTGCCCGGAGCATCTCGCGCAGGTCAGCAACTTGATAGCGATGCGTCTTGCCAAATTTCTTTGCAAGTGCTCCACCGAGCGTTAAGGTTTTAAGCATTCATCAGCTCCTTGTGCCTGACGATTCTCACTGTCCGATCCCGATGGTATGAACCATATGGGATGCGCGTTGAAAGCTGGCCGGACAGATGATGAAGAATGATATTTTCACCGAGATAAACCGCTGCGTGATTGGTCACGGAAGACTGGAGCCGCATCATGATGATGTCGCCGTGGCGAAGATCGGAGGTTGAGATTTCAGCAAACCCCTCCTTCTCCCAGTTGTCATCGTAAAGCGCCTCTTTCCCGTCAATCCACCACTCGAGGGGTACGGAATAATCACCGAGCGCCAGCGAAAACTCCCGGCTGTAATATTCCTTAATCAAGCTCCAGCAGTCGGCATAGCCGATAACCCACGGCCTGCCGGTATAGTCTCGATCAACTCTTGGGGACAGCGTGCAAAAGTCACCATCAGGCCAGGACATGATCCCCCACTCAACACCAGACCAGTCACACTGAATTCGGTCCATCTCGGAGGGAATAAGCTGCACCACGTCCGGGTGAGAATGGATAATCATCAGCACTTCCCCCAACGCCTCCGCTGCGGTGAAGTCTTCCGGGGCCAGGGTAAAATTTTCCGTTGGCACTTCCGCCGTATTGCGACAGGGAATGTACTGTTGCGCCCTGCCGTTCTGCACAATCACGCCGCAAGCCTCATTCGGATAAGCGGCGGCTACATGCTGCTGGATAGCCTCAAGCACCTTTTTACGCATGCTATTTCCCCTGAAGATTTGCTGCGGGGAAGCCACCGAATGGCAACGGTTGATCGCTGCCAAATCGAGACTTACAGTCACTTAGCCTCCCGCCGCAAACATCTAACGCCGGGTTATCAGTTTCAGTTCCATCCTTCAGGAAGTAATTGCTGCCTGCATAATCACAGCCGGTTCCGCTTCTGTACCATCCGCGCATGCACCAGGTGCAAACAGGCGTTATCTGCCGGGAGGGTAATTGCAGGCTCTGGACGTCAAACGGAGAGCACAATTCAAAATCTACCTGAATGCGCGTCTCGGTCGATTTGGCATTCACATAGAACAGTTGCACTCTCTCTTCAGTAGGTGATGCTGTCGGATTGCCTGAAGTCCAGTTCGCGGCGTCCAGATATTTCGCCATCGTGGTGCGGATTCGAACCTTGGCTTTAACGAGATCGTCGTATTGCAGGCACAACGCGCTGACGTACCCACCAATGTCGCCAACAGACAGAGTTGGCGTGGGCTGTGAACCCGTGCTGGAAAGCTCAACACTTTTCAGCTCATAGGGATGAGGATCGTACTGATTGCCCTGCCAGATAATGGCCGGCAAATTCTCTTGAGCAAAGGCGGCCCAGCCCTCTGTAGGGAGGTTGTAGGCGTGGAAACGTAAAACATCTGGCATGCCAAATTCAGTACCATCAACCTCAATAAGCTGAATTAACTGACCGGCCTCCAGTTGTTGCAAATCTCGCGTCAGACTCATAAGCGACCCAATAAAAAAGGCCGCATACGCGACCTGACTGGAAAGGATAGTAATTTAAGCTGTAGTGACTTAATTACGGCGAAGGTGCCTCAAGGAAGGTAAAGCTGATATCTACAAATACACCCGTTGTGAAGTTAGGGGTGATCGAGTCTTTCTTAACGCGATAGAGCTTTTTTTCACCCCATGGATTTTCCCACCAGAATGAAGTGATCACATGGTCTTTCAGAAAACTTCTCACCTGTTTCATTTCGGTGATATCGCCGTTACATGAGAGCGTCCAGGTTTCGATTGCGGCGTTAATTCCGGCGCTGGCTATCTGACTGTAACCATCCCCGAACTGCGCAGACAAAGCCGCAACACTCAACTGCTCTTCTGCACCGATACGTACAGCCCAGCTAAATGTGTCGATTGCCATAAAAATCTCCAGACGAAAAAAAACCACCCGAAGGTGGTTATTTACTACAGGCCAGCTTTCTTTCTGGCCTCTTCAAGATATCCTTCGGCGGATTTATCAAGATTAACTTTAGATCCGTTATCTGGTCCGGTTAGCTGTGATAGTTTCTCGTTAATTGACTCTAAGAGCTGAACTTGACGATTGGCTCTCACACTTGCGCGGTTCATGAAATACCAAAAAACAAAAGATATAACCATGAAAATAAGATAAACAACAAAACCTGCTGCGGCCACTTGTAACTCCCTCTAACATTTGGAGTCACAACCTTAACACTTGTTTGCTGCTGGATCACCTGTTGTATAAAATCCCACCTGGAGACATTTCTTTTTTCAATAAGTCGGTAAACTTACTCTGTATTACAGCGCTTAATTGTTTTTGTATCGCACCAACACCAGAAGGGTTTGAACTACCGCTATCTGGCTGAGTTAAATTGACCGGGGCATAGACACTTATTGATGGGCTTGCCTGATTAGATGCGGTGTTAACTTTCGATGAATACTGTGCTTTTCCACCGACGGCCCCACCATCTGCATAACCTCGCATCATGCCATAAAGGTTATCAACCCCAATCCGTTGAGTCGCCTCTTTGGTAAAGACAAACTCTCCTTTATGAACAATTCCGGCTGGGTCGTACTTCCCGCCAACTCCTGTAAATCCACCACCATCATAAGCTGCAAAACTTGTGGACAAGCCCATAGCCCCAACGCCACCAGTCGAGGCAGCAGCGCCAGATGCGACCCCGCCAATGCTGCTAGTTATACCCCCTATAAGTCCACCTAATAGTGATCCCCCTGATTGCTTTAGCGTATTCACAATCGTCATTTGCAAAGCAACTTTCGCGAGCATCTGAAGTACGGATAAGCCCCATGACTTCCAGTCAGCTTTGCTACCAATTAGCATTGAAGACATGTTGTCCAGGGCGCTATCCATAGTGGATGTGATGGCTGTGGCAACTGTTCCGGCCACGTTGCCAGCGCTATCAAGCCAGTTCTGGTAGCCCTTCGATACGCCGCTGAGCCAGTTACCCTCTGTTGCTGCTATCGCTTGGTACTTTTTATCGAGGGCATCTAATGCCTGATTGCGTGCTGCAATCGCGGCAGTCCCTTTGTCCGTTTTATCGAAGGTTCGGCCAATTTGCTGAGTTTCATCGTATCTCTGTTTTTGGCGATCGCTAAGGCTGGCCGTTTCTACTGTCAGCGCTCCCTCATCCTTGAGCCTGCGAGCTGCTTCACGTAAATCTTTTAACGCCTCCACCTGATCACGCTGTTTTTTAATATTTTCTTCTGCCCTTTGCGTCCAGATCGCCAGTTCAGCCGAAGAATCTCTTATCGCTTTACGCTGCTCCTCAGTCCACTTTGCCCCTGTTTGGTGAGTTGCGGCGTAAAGCTCAGAAGCTTTTTCTCCCTCAGATGCGCGGACTTTTTGCACCTCAGTGGCCACGCTTAAATCTGCCATCTTGCGAGCATAATTTTCCGCCTGCGAAGCGGCTTCTTTTTCCGCTTTATTTTGAGCGTTTGTTGATTTAGTTAATTCTTTCTTAGAATCAGCGATATTCTGAGTACTTATTGCGCCGCTATCCATATCACTGATGTATTTATTATAATAAACACCAGTCAAGCCAAGGTCTTGTGCTTCATACACTCTTTGCTGGTGGAGCTTTTCAAGACCATCAAGCGCACCTAATACGCGCTCTCTTTCCGCCTTTTGCAAAGCTTGTTGTTGTTTCTGGTTTAACCCTGAATAATCGAGCACAGGGCCAGTATAGGTTCCAAGATGGGAGCGCTGTTCAATCAGGTTGTTTCCCAATGACATTAAGCGGTTAAATTCGCTGTGTTGCCCGTTCATCATTACCAGTGACTGGTAAGCCGCGTTTTGCTCAGCAGCCTGCTGTCTGATTAGATCAATGCGGCGATTTTCAAGGGTGGTAAGAGCAGACTGAACATCCTGTGATTTAGCCTGCATTTGATAAAGCCTTTCCTGCTCCACTGCCAGAGAGGAAGTCGATTTATCAAGTCCATTGGTCGCATCGGAAAGACTGATCAGATGGTTAACCAGAAACCCTCCAATGCTAGGGCCGGGGTTGGACAGTATCTGCTGATACCCCTGCACTTCGCTTTTAAGCTCGCTTACCTTTCTTGCTTGCTCATCTACCAGACGATTCTGCTCATTAAGTGAGGCTTTGGTCTGAAATGCGTTGTCGGAAACTTCCGGCAAACTCATTTTTGGTAGAGCGCTTTTAACCTGCTCTAACGTTTTTATGTATTCCCGCGCTGACTCTCTCGCCTGCTCCTGGTTTTGATACATCGCATACCAGGCGCCAGCCCCCAGCATCACGAGGCCAGGAACACCACCGATAAGGCCTAGCGCGCCCCCAAGAAGACGCGATCCAACAGATGTTACATTGTTGAGGTTATTTTGAGCTGCAACACGGTTTGCCAGATTACCATTCAGACTTGCTTGAGCTGCGGCCAATCGACGTTCTGCCGCAGCCTGCGCATCAGCATTCTTTGCCGAAACTAACGCAGCCTGGGCACGATCAAGTGCGGTTCGCGCTCTTCCCTTCTCCGTAGCCGTGCCGCTCGCTAGTGCAGCGTTGAGCCGCGTTTGTGCGGCAGTCACTTTCGCATCTGCTGCTGCGACTCTCTCCTGCTGAGCTGCTTGAACCTCGGCACTACGCGCAGCTTGCAGCCCCTGCTGTGCTCGATAAACTGCTGCACGTGAAGCAGCTACGGCTGAAGCCGCAGCCTTCTCCTGTGCGGCAGCAAGTGCGACCTCAGATTTAGCCGCAGCTATCAGAGAAGTAGTGGCACCGGTTGCGCTCGATACGACCCCGCCAAGATATTTTGCTAGCCCAACACCTACCAGAGCACCAGCTACAGTTGTGATGGTTGACATGTTATTGGCAACATCATTTAGCGTGCCGCTAACAGCAGAGGCTGTGAATGAATCAATAGCTCCCGCCAATCCTGTCACGCCACCAGAAAGCGCCTGGGTTGCCCCGGTGGCATTGTTGATATTGCCTACCCAGGCCATGAAGGAGTTGCTAACCTTTTGCATGGCCCCTGAAACGGTCTGCGGCATTGCCGCAAACTCCTTTTGCAGGGTCCCAAGCTGGTTAATCAGCGCAGGAACTACCTTATCAATCGTAAGCTGCCCCTGATCGGCCATCCCTTTGAGGTCTTTACGTGCAACCCCCATACCAGCAGCCAGTGCCCTGATAACGCGATCACCTGCCTCGTTGACTGCGTTAAACTCTTCACCACGCAAAACGCCCTGCGCAAGTGCCTGGCTGAACTGAGTAATAACGGAGCCTGATTCCTCTGTGCTTGCGCCAGAGAGTTTCAGGCCAGTACTGAGCGCCTCTGTGATTTTAAGTACATCATCAGAGCTGTAGCCATACTCTCGCATTGATGCAGCAGCACGCGAGAACAAGTTGGCGTTATCTACAAACGCCGTTCCTGTCGCCTGGCTGATTGCCATTAGCTTGCGCTGCGAAGCCGCAAAGTCCTCAGTTGATGAAGATGCCTGACGCATGCGGGCATTCACAGAAGTCCATTCATCGGCAATAGCAATGATTTCACCGGTAGCAAACGCAGCCGCAGCGGCCGCTGCCGCGCGCCCTGCGGAAGCGAAACCACTGGTTAAATCGGATAATGCTCTTTCGCTTTCTTTGGCCGCTGCGGCGGCCTGACGGCCACCATTTTCCATGGTGCGGTAGTAGTCCTGCCCCATGCGTGATGCTCGGGCAATTTCCGTTTGAAAGGAGCTGGAATTTGCGGAGATTTTGATAATTAGTTCGCGCAGCGTAGCCATATATCACCCTTAAATACCGCCGCAGCGGTTACTCAATTAATCCACCCATCCATGTTTCAAGGCCGCTTTTTTCCCGATCCTCTTCCTGTTGCCCCCACTTAACCAGCAATTCATCTATCGTCGCTTTGCCACCCTGCGAATTAATGACTGCTGCCGATATCTGTGCAGACTGAACATCCCCCCGCCAGTCTCCTATTGGGCTGAGTTGATCGTAGGTGATCCACATTTTCAGCTCACTGGCCGTCAGGGTCTGGTGTAATTCATGGAGAGTGCGCCCCAGCCGGAGCGCCAATGACATGAGAAAGAAAGTCAGCGGCTGTTTTACTTTGCCTCCGCGTTTTCCTGGCTCATGGTTAATTTAAGCGCCTTTGATAAAAGGCGAGAATGTACCGGCCCATATGAATCTGACACAATACTTTCATCTTCATCGCTAAATACCCGGTTGCCGTTTTCATCCAACAACACGTCCATAAACATCAATACATCAGCCCTTTTATTACGCTGATACTCTTGGGTGTGGCTCAGCTTTGGAGGTTCTTCACCTTCAGGTAGGTCAGGAGACATAATTTCACGGAATTTAACCCACGATTCAGCAGAGGGTTCACGCACAGTTACTTGAGCGTTGTCCCATTCTGCTACAGAGATTATCGTGGTTCGGAATGAACTAGACTTGGCGAGCGCCAGACTACGAATAGAATTGTTAACCTCAGACATTTTTTTATTTTCCTGATGGTGAGATTTTAATTAATTAGCTTGCATCAGCAGCGATGGTTTTCAGTTTTCCTTTAACTCGCAGGGAGTACGTTGAAGCAACTACGCTTGATGTAGTGGCAGACCAAGTGCTTTGGCGAACCTCAATCAATGCGTAGTAGCCATTTCCTGAAGGGAAGACAATCTTCAGCGCGCGCATTTCGTCATTATCGTAGGCTTCTTGCAACGCCTGCTGTGCAGCTTCAGAACCAACCCAGTTACGGGTAATGCTCATTTCTGCTGCCGCTGCCAGCCCGTTAGTTTGTTCGACTTCCGTTGAGCAAAGTGTGGTGGTTTCGATATCCGCCTTTTGACCGCCGGTATAAGAGATTTCTTTTGTGGCACAGGATGCATCCAGCCAGGTGATTCCAGCGGCGGGGAATCCAGCGCTTTTGAAGTCTTCTTGAGTTACTGGGGCAGAAGATACCGAAAATGACATACCCTGCGTTTTTTCAAATTTACTAGTCATGTTTTCTCCAGACATAAAAAAACCGCCATTTGGCGGTGTGGTACTGAGGTTATTTACTGAATAGCCTGAACTTCGAATGTCGCCCGGTATAGCCCGGTGTCAGATTCCCAACCTTGCGTTTTGCTCAACTGGCTAAACCCAAGCGGCTCAAGCATATCTATCGCCTTGAGCCTTATCTCTCTGGCCTCGTCAATCGTCAGGGAATAGACATCCACCTGCAAAACGCCAGTGCTTTCCGCCCGACAACCAAGCGTGTCAGCTTCACTTTCAGAAACTACTGTGAAGATAACCCACGGGGCGCGAATGTCTGGCTGACCAGCGGCATTAAGCGGGGCGATATAGGGGTAGACCTGACCATCAGCCAGGCCACCTATTAAGCTGTATACATCTGCTTCGGTCATTTGCTGAGCGCCTCGTCAATTGCCTGGTTCGCACGCTCAAATGCAGCCTTAGTCGCGTCATCTTGCTTCGCTTCATAAGCGGGGCGAACGAAGGGGGTCGCAGGTAACCGTGATGTGCCAAGTTCGACAAAGCGCCAGTAATAGGCGTTGTTCGGGTTGTCCGCTTTCATTTTGTTATCACTGTTTCCAGTCTCTGGGTTTGTACCGCGAATATGGACACCAGAGGTAATGTTGCCATTGCGGTCACGTTGGGTCATGACGACAACATTCTTTTTGAGCTTACCGGTCAGCTCCGGAGCGCGCTCAATAACTTCATCTTTGAAAACTGTGGCCGCAGCGCGTGTCATGTCACGGACCACTTTATTGTTTTCAGCTTTACTCAGCACATCCAAATCAGCGGACAAATCCAGAAGGTCTGAGAAATCTAGCCTCGAATTAATCATGATTTCACGCCCTCTTCGCAGAGAAGCTCCAGGCGAGCACCGTTCTCCGCCTTAATGGCCGAATTAATGGTATAGACCTCACCATTACCTGTTGGGGGAAGATGCAATACACGCCAGCCAGCTTTAACCAACACACCGGGAATTTTGCGAATCCAGATACGGGCAGTAGTCCCTGATAGCTCAGCGCCAGCGGCAATAATCTCCCGACCTGAGATATCAGTAATATCAGCACGAACAGAGATCACATCTACCCATGAAACGCCTGGCTGGCCTGATGGTAGCCTTCCCGTTCCGGGTTTTTGCAGCGTAACCCGATAACGCATAGGACCGGCTTTCATACGCCATAAATCCGGTAAGGCTGAAGGATTGCTTCAACAGCATAATCCAGTGAAGTACTGGTTAGCCCGGTAACAACAGCCTCACGGTTGGCATACCAGTGTGCGATCAGCATCAGCATCGCGGTTTCAATATCCTCACCGTAAAGCAGAGAATCTCGGTCAGTGATAAAGCCAGGATCGTCCGCCGATTCGTACAGGGTTCGGCGCGTGGACTTTTCAACCATCTTCACTGCTGCCTTAATTCGCCCAGCGATCCAGACGTCATCCTCCGTAAACCCCAGCTCCAGATTGCAGTGATGCTTTACCTGCTCAACGGTCAGCATCTGGCCCCCTTACTTAGCTTTCGGTTTAATGATTTTTTCTTCTGGCTCTGGCTCTGGCTCTGGCTCTGGCTCTGGCTCTGGCTCTGGCTCTGGCTCTGGCTCTGGCTCTGGCTCTGGCTCTGGCTCTCCAAGATTATGATAGAGAACTTCAGCGACATATCCTTTTGCGACCAATTCCCGGCCATGCTGTTCCAGGGTTTCAAACTCTTCGTTCTCCACCTTAACGATGCCGCCAAAATAGATAGGCTTGATAACACGTACTTTCATTGGATTACTCCCAATAAAAAACGGCCCGGAGGCCGCGATTAGTGATTAGGAACCGGAACTGACTGCCGGGGCAGTGAATGGGCCATAGATAAAGCCCTCTGGACGTTTAACCGCGAGTGCCAGACGCTCTTCGCATCGAATTGAAATCATGTTCTTTTCGAAGTCGTCGGAGTTCTCAGTAGAGATCACTACGTTCGCGTCTTCACGGTCAAAGAGCTGCGCCGCCGCGTTGAATGCACCAGTCAGGAACTTGCCCTGGAATGCTGCTGCTTCAGTCGCTACAACCGGCAGCCCCCAGAGGGTGGGACCAGTAAGCCCTGATGGATTAGCCAGAATGTAGCGCCCCAGAGTGTCTTTGGTCAGTTCAATTTTCGCCCAGTCAATAAAGTGCAGAACATGGCCAGATGAAGGGAAACGAGCTAATTGCGCCTGCAACATCGCCAGTCGCAGATCGTCGATACCGTTTTGATTAGCGACTTCGAAAGCAGCGGCATAGGCCGAAGCCTGTGGAACGATGCCCTTGAGGTGTGCACCAGTACCGTCACCGAAAAGAATTTCCTGCTCTTCAACATACTTCAGGCCATAACGCATCTCAGCATCAACGGTCGATTGCAACTGAGCAAAGTCATCCAGAATTTGCTTAGAAGCTTTGAACATGTGAGCAATGGTTGTTACAGGGGTGATCTGCGTTGCAAATTGAATATCGCTATACGGCTTGGTCGTTCCTTCAGGCACTACAGCCGCTTTGTTGGTAAAGCCCGTCTGCTGCACCCAGAAAATCGCAGGTGATGAGGTTCGGCCTGGCGCAATCAGGTCACGAATGAACAAGCGCTGTTTAGGCGTAGTATCGATACCTGGCAGTCGTTGAGGTTCAACCACTCCATCAGCAACACCCGTTGATAACAATGCGGCGTTAACCGGGACGCTAACGCGTTTTCCTCCTTCAACGCTGGCAGCAAAGGCTTTCAGAGCTTCATTGTTGATAACAACCTGCCCAACCGTTTCAACCACTTTTGCTGCATTGATGAGAGGCATCTCGGCAACCTGCTGTTCCAGTTCACCCAACGCGGCTTTGAGTGTTTTTTCCGCATCGCGTAGGGCATTAAACTCTGACGCCATTTTATCTACAGCGGTTTTGGTTTCCGCTGAAAGCGTGCCTGCGTTTTTGGCCTCCTTCAAAGCCTCTTCCGCTTTGGCACTGAATTTACCACTGGCCTCTTCAATGCTGGCCGTGACCTTTTTCAGAATTTCATTTACTTCAGACATGGGGATTCCTTATTTACGAAACGCCGCCAGGGCGCTTTCAAGTTGTTTGAGGTTGTCAGGATTGATTTCATTGGTAGCGCCCGGCATACCATCTTGATCAGCAGTAGCGCCCGGCGTACTGCCTGTTAAAGCTTTAAGAAGTTTTCGCCGTTCTGAACGCGGGGTATCTGTTTTCGCCAGTAGCGCATCGAGTTTGCGAAGGGCTGCGGAGGGGCTGTCATCGTCGTCGGCAATCTCATCCGCAGAGAGAAGGCGATTAGCGAAACCTTTATCAACGGCATCACTACCGCCGATATACGTTTCACCGTCCATCATTGCGCCAACCTCTTCCATGCTTAGCCCAGTTCGCGCTGAGTAGATGTCAGCCATGGCTTTATCAAACGGCTCCATATCGGCAGCCAGTTGCGCTAAATCGTGGCGATTGCCTGCTGCATACACCCAGCAGTTATGAATCATCAGAAACGCGCCGCGACCGATCTGGATGTCATCACCTGCCATCGCGATGATGGACGCAGCAGATGCAGCCAGGCCAAGCACCTTAACTGTCACCTTCCCCTCGTATTCACGCAGCAGGTTATAAATAGCCAGGCCTTCGAACATGTCACCGCCAGGGGAGTTAACGTTAACAGTCACGTCAGAGCCACCCAGGGAGCGAAGCGCTCCAGCAATACGGCTGGCAGTGACACCGTCGCCCCAATAGTCCGCGCCGATCACATCAAAAATAGAAATGCTGCCCTCTTCGGGCTTTGCCGCCCTGATATTTCCGTCCCACTTTTCCATCGCCGCAGACGGTAAATCGCGATTTGAGAGCGCAGAAGGACGCCCTACCGGCGCTGCCGGAAGGTTTTTTAAAGTCATTGAGAGGCTCCTAAGCCGCTTTTTTAAGCGGGGATTGTTCGAAAGGTATGTCCGGGAATACGTGAGCGTGAAGTTGTCTTGCTGCTAAAGCGTTAGCTGCATGACTATTTGTTTTCAGGTCTTCAAGTGGTGTCAGGTTAAGTTGCACTGTGTACAGCTCACCGCCCTCAATTGGCGGCATATTCTCCAGCCTGCGAACATCGTTACGCGACATCCAGCCATTCTGAAGAGCTGTGGTGTAGTAAGCGGCACGGCCTGCACTGTCTGCTCTCAGCAATCCTTCAACTGAGAACTCGGCAAACAGATCGTCGTCACCATCCAGCAGACAGCGGCAAATCTCCTGCTCAATGTTGACCAGCATTGGCCGAAGCGTGTTAGTCAGGAATTGCAGATTCATTCCCTCCAGGCTAGAGGCCCAGCTACTTTGCTTGTCAGCGTGGCCGACCATAAAAGGCGGCACGCGGAACCAGCGGCAAATCTCCTCAATGCTGAATGACCGGGATTCCAGCATTTGTGCAGCTTCTGGATTCATGGTGACGTTCTGATACTTCAGGCCACCTTCCAGCACCATGATTTTCCCGGCGTTTTTGGACCCGGTAAAAGCCTGCATGTAGCCACGAAGCCTTTCTCGCTGATCATCATTAAGAGCAGCCTCGGCTGAGAGGAACCCCGAACTCTGAAGGCCGTTTTCAAATATCTTCGCAGCGGATTCTTCAACCGCCATTGCTGAGCCAATCACATCGCGTCCAACCATCATTGGCATCATCCCGCAGACACCATCCAGGCCAAATCCACGAATATGCATGATGTTCTTCAGCGGAATAACTCGCGGTGATTTTGACTCGGTGTAGGTGTATTCCAGTACGCCGCTGTCGAGGCGTTTAACCACCATGTTCTGCGGCAGCAAAGGCACCAGAGAAACCAGTTTGCTACCGATAAATTTCTTTTCAATAAAGGCATTTCCGCGCAGGCAGATACTGGCAACCAGCATCAACATGAAGCGGGAAGGCGTCATTTCCATATTGGGGCGGCGACAAAGCACCTGATACGCCGGGTGATTCATAGCCAGCTTTCGTGAGCCATCGTCTTGTCGCTCATAAATCTTTAACGGCAGCGTCGATACCGATTCACTCAGCAACCGGACGCACGCCCAGACAGCAGACAGGCGGATTGCTTTATCTGCTGACACCACCTTGCCGCTGCTGCTCATCCCCATCCATTCCTGCCAGAATGTTCCCGTGGTTAAGCTAATCGGCACGCCCAGCCAGTTCAGCAGCGCACTTTTAACCCTGCCGGGCTGTTTGTTTGCTTTCATCAGAAACCTATCATTATCGGGTTGTCGAAGAAGCCGCTCAGGTCTTGCACGTCTCCACCACCATTGACCAGCAGACGACTTTTGGCGGTGAATAATGCTACAGGGCCATCAATTTTATTTTCCGGGGTCGATTTATTCGGAAATATGTTGTCGTTCTTATCGGGCTTAACCGTAATATTCGACATCATCCATGTCATAACCGGATTATCGTTATGATGGAATTTGTTGCCATATATCTCCGCCTGCACCGATTTCATCGCTTCAGAGAGGTTTTTAACCGTCTGAGGTACTTCAACCAGCGGCAAACCTTCTTCAGCCAGCGCCAGACTGAATTGCAGTGCGCTCCATGGGTCAAAAGCAATTTCCTTGATATTCTCGCCATGCAGCCACTCCACAATTTCAGCCTTGATATACGCGTGATCGATAACATCACCATCGGTTAATTCCAGATATCCGGCATCAGACCACTTGCGGTAAAGCTCAGCGATATGATTAGGGGCGGTTTCAATGCGCCCTTCCGGTAGCCAGAATCGCGGTTCAATATGTGTTTCGCCTGTTGGATCGCGCCATGCTTTCACTGCCGCGCAAATATCAATTTTGTTTGCCAGGTCAACACCAACCCACAGCGGCCAGCCTTTTCTCTTCTCAATAGCAGCCGTTTCGGGCATCTTCGCCCAGCGCTCCATGTCCATCCAGGCACTTTCAGCAGTAACCCAGATGTTCAGGTGTTTGGTGAAGAAGTTAGGCCGTGCGGCCACCTGCTCTTTCGCCTTCTTCGCGAGGCGGCGCATATCATCCCAGCGCTTGCAGACCCCGAGTCCGGGGTTTGCTTTCGGCCAGTTCGCCTCATCAAAGGGATCGTCATCTTCGTCCAGGGTGTAGATGACGGCAAAGTAAGTGTCATCATCCACTATTCCGCGTAATACCTTGATGGCGTAATCACGCTGCTCGAAGCAGATTCCCTCTTTGTTAGTGCCCGCCGTGGTGATAGCAAACAACAGCGATTGAAGACGCGCACCCGTTGCGGTTTCGAGCACGTCCCACACATCACGGGTACGGTGAGCGTGCAGCTCATCGACTATCCCGCAGTGGATGTTGAGGCCGTCGAGGTTGTTGGCGTCACTGGAAAGCGGCTCAAACTTTGACGCAGTTCTTTCCTGATGGATATTGAGCTTTACGTGACCGAAAAGCCGCCCCAGCGTACGAGGTGACTTCTTAATCATGTTCTTTGCATCGTCAAACACGATGCGAGCCTGATCGCGCGTAGTGGCTGCTGAGTAAACCTCTGCACCACCTTCGCCATCAGCTCCAGTCATGTACAGACCGATACCGGATGAGAGTGTAGATTTGGCGTTTTTACGTGCCACTTCGTCATAAGCCGTGCGGAAACGGCGTACCATAACCGGATCGCCATCTTCATCCAAAACCTGTTCGCCGCTGATCTCATCGATAAGCGGAATAATGAATCCAAACAGGTTAATCAGAATAAAGATGTGCCAGGGCATTAAATCAATCGGCTTGCCTGCCAGCGCACCTTTCACATGTGGAACGAAATTGTAGAAGTCGAGAATGTGCTGGGCGCGGTCCTCACTGAAATAGACGCCGCGTTCCGGTCCATGCTCTAAATCATTGAGGAATCGCTGACACGCCAGGCGCACCAGTTCGCCAGCAACAATCTCGCCAGCCAGTACGCGCTCGGCGTACTGAATACCAGCCTGGACGGTTGCCATTCATCATTTGCGCTTTTTAAGAAATTCTTCCAGTGGATCGGCTTCAGTCGGGTCTTTCGCGCCAACCTTGGTTCGGCTGGCAGGCGTCATTCCGAATTCGCCAAGCATCGCCCGTATTCTTTTCCAGGCGTCAGATTTCATTATCGCGGCGGGGTGAGCCTTGATTAACACATCCCCGGTCATGGTTTCGGTGCGATAGGTGTAACCCTCTATCGCCAAAGTGTCGCAGTGGTGGCGAAACTCGGTGTAAGCCTCTACCAGCAATTCGAGCGCTCGGGCATCGAGTTTGGTTACCACGCCGATAGCGTCAAGTTCTTCGCCAATCCGCTTAAACCAGTACTTCCCCTGCTTATCAAAATGCTTAGGAATTGGGGGAACCCCTGAAGGCGGTTTTGGTTCGTTCTTGTTTATGGCTCTTTTTGATGGATTCCCCTTCACCAAAGCCAGGTGTGTCGGGGTTTTCGGTGGTCCTGGCATAATCGAAAACTCCTATTAATTAACGATGCGGAAACCCATAAAAAAGCTTTCTAACCTGCGGCGGTGTGAAAAAAGGTTAGGCGGCGGTCCTTTAGGGGCAAAGGCCCGAACTTTCGCCCCGCCCCACCCGATAAACGATAATGAATCTCATTTATATTTAGGGCGCACTAGTTTTGTGCAAATAGTTTTGATTATTACTTGCATCGCTCTTTGGCTGTTTTGCCTTTATGGCACGACCAGCACAGCGCCTGTAGGTTGGCATCATCATCCGTGCCACCGTGTGCCTTGGGTTTGATGTGGTCTACGGTAGATGCTGGGGCGGGCTTCTGCTGCCGCAAGCACTCCTGGCATAGATGACGATCACGTTTAAGTATGCGAGCGCGGATGACGTCCCACTTGCTGCCATAGCCTCGCTGGTGTCGGGTCTTGCCGCCTTGATGTTGTTCCCAGCCCTCGTTGCGATGTTCTTCGCAATAGCCTGAGCGGTCGCTTGTGGTGCGCGCACAGCCACGCTTACGGCATGCGCGAGGAATAGCTGATGGCATATAAACTCCAATAAAAAACTGCCTGGAGGTGGCTAGAGTATAGAGTTTCCAAAAGCATCAAACCCTATGCCTTTTGCTTCGGGTAAGCTCTCCAGGGATATCCTTGTGTCTCTTCGAACGTACATATCGAAGAGCCCTAAGTCCTTTTTTCCTATGAGGTGCTTGTTGGCTCCTCTTCCCAGCCATCCGCTTACCATAGCTCCAATAAATTTCGGATGATGATGAGATTTGACGACAGGCTTGCTTTCTTGAAAGTTTTCTTTGTAAAAACGATGAAGATTTGTACGAGGATACTTTTCATGAACATAATCCCACCAAACTGAAATCCTAATTTCACCATGCCCTACTCCGCTCCAGTTTATAACTGCAAGTTTACCTCCAATCTCGGCTACAGCGTGGCCGGATGGTTCTCCTTCATCTTTTCCACTATCGAGGTTGATTAGACCATTAACAACTAAGTGGTTAGTGGCATGAACAAGTAGGTTTCGTAAGGCAGTCATAGAAGCCTTCTCCAGGGATTCAGTTGATAGTTACCGGATGGAGAATTTTTTAACAGGAAACCTTTTGGAAAGCTAACATCTTAGGCAGCACTCGCAAATGTGCCCTAAGATGATCGGCACAACTTGTGATGAAGTGCCAATGATTAGCTGAAGTATCTTATCGAACACCTTGATAGTGTCCAGAATCGTTCTCACGCCTTAAATTTACCTACCAATATTTAGATAGTGGTAAATTAGGCATGATTTACGCTCTTTAAATTACATCAAAAGTTAGGCTACCTAATCTCTCACGCTGCAAATTAGATCATACGCCTTTGACTTCTAAGCCTGTTTGACTCTACTTTTTTGCTTTTGAAGTCGTAAGCCCTAAGCTTCCTTTTAATAATCTTTATAGAATATGCAATGACGCTACTCCATTCAGCACTAGCAGTCTTCATGAGGCAACTTTCAAGCATTTTAACTAAGTCTCTAAGAGCCGATTCGAATCCAGACTTATCGTGACTAAATTTTAACCTCAACTCAATGATTACTGCATCTACATCAGCCTTGCTCTCAGAAAAACTCTCTCCCGACTGATGAGATAGAGCTATCCTTCTGATTTTCCCAAAGAAGTAACTTAATTCTATGTTTTGATTTAACAAAGTCACCTCGACGTATGTATAAAAAAAGTAACCACACGAAACAAAAACATTAGAAAACCAATAGTATTCTAAGAATCTCTCGGCTATAGAGGCCTACTAAATTGTACAGACTCAAACTATTTTTACTGATCAATTTTGTTTTATGCAAAATTATCTCATTCAAATAAAGTGAATGACTTTAATGGTAAACGACCATGTAAACAATAAAACCTATCAATAACAATACTTTTAACATTAATTTTTTTGAAAATATAACGCAAAGATATAGACAAACTGGTAATACCACTAGTTTTAAAAAAACTAAAGTTGTACATTTTTTCAAAAGCTGTATAAGTTAAAAACGTCATCAGTTTTAAAGTAACGAATGGTGCCTTGCGCCTCCTCTGAGAACTTTTTCGGATTACGCTCTCAGAGGTTTTTTTCGATGGATTTAAATCCCTTCATAAAGAATTTAAGTAAGAAAATTCTTTCACCTACTCTTTAACCGATTTAATTCTATGATTCGTATAGACATTTTATCAAGGTTGCATTGAGCTAACGCGCTTAATGAAAGCACGTTAAGTTGCAGGCTCTGCGCCCAGGTCATGTTGTCGGGAATGGTGGGCTGTGGTGTGTCGGCGGTCAGCTCAATGCTGATCGGCACGTATGGCTCTTTGACGTAAACCGTTTGCGAATCCGCGCAACTGCTCAACAGCATCACTATTAATATGGGTGTTAGCGCACGTATCAGTGGAGAGTTGTTTTTGGATAGTGATAACCCTTTCGCCAGCATCTGCCGCAACAGTCGTTTTTTCTTCATGGGTAGCTCGTGATAGATCATTAATGAGGGTTACAGCAGTTATCACGTTATTGGTGATTGCCTCTGCTGTCGCTTTGCCCTGCTCCGCCTGTTCCTTCTGTTTAGCTAGCTCGACGTTGCTTGTGTGCTGCACTTTCACCGTTACAGCCAGGCCAATGATGAACAGAGCGAGAATGACTATCGCCACCGATCCCCACTTGATATCGGAAAGTGTCATTCATCCAGTCCCCAGCACGTTAGCTCTGACTCCTGGTCCCGGCGATCAACCTGTCCGAAACAATTATTAGAGCGGATTCGGCAATCTTTCCCGCCGTCGAATATCCATTGCCTGATTGCAGCACACGCGCCTTTGCGATCACCGGCATTAAGCTTGCGATAGAACGTTGACGGCAGGCATTTGCCGGGGCCAATGTTCCACGGGCAGAACGAAGCAATGCCAACTTTCTGAGGTTCGGTCAGAGGAACGTGAACATTCCTGGCAACCCAGTCCAGCGCCTTTGCCTGTTCTGCTTTATCGATAGCATCGCATTGCGCAGCGCTTAACTTCATGCCTTCCACTACCGACTTGCCGTTAACGCGCGTAACGCCACCACAGATTGTCCAGACCCCGCCAGCGTCAGCGTATGCCGTCAGGCTTGAGCCTTCTTTCTCTTTCTGAAACTGTGACATCAGGGACGGAGCAGAAGCCCCTGCGGCTATAAGCGCCAGCATGGCGGCACTGAGACGGGTTTTAAGTTGGGTAGATACAGCCATACTTATTCCCCGCGTATTACTGCCTTGCCTTCACCGGCCGCTTTTTCAATGGCTCGGGTTTGACGGCGCTGAAAGTAAAAATTTGTGAAGAAAGTGGCTATACCGAGCACGATGCCGATAACCACCGCGATCTGATTCCAGTCAAGGTCATGAATCCATTGCGACACACTGCCTCCACAAACAAGTGCGCCGGACACGCAGTAACTGACTGCGGAAGCAATTTTGTCAGGCATGATTTTTACCATTTGGTCACCTCCGGTTGTCCGGTTGGTGCTGTTGTAGTCAGAAACCCCGAATCTACGAGGATAAGAAGCGCCAGCAGCGCAAAGAACTTTTCACCACATCGGGAAAGACACTTAACGTTGTTGCAGCAAAGCCCACGCGCCAGCAGATGCCGGTGAGTGACAGTGTCTTTGGGGTTGTGGAGAGGGCATAAAAAAACCCCGCAAGATGCGAGGCAAGATGGTAAGTTCCGAGTCTTAGAGACCACTCTTATCACAATACACTGTAATTTGCGTACGCGTTAGCTCTTATGTAAAATTTTCACAACTAACTAGACCTTACATGGATTAAATAAAATGGAAATAATAAAGTACCTTATACCTTTGATAACTTTCCTCCTCGGGATGCTTTTAACTCCGTATATTGAAGGATTAAAAGAAAAAAGGAAGAATAGAATACTAAAAGATAACATTTGGATCGAGCTACATGATGAGCTGATAAACCTAAAGGGCTCTATAAAAGAAACAGACAAAAACATTTCATTTAGAAAAAATAAAATAGAAAAACTCCAGTATTTGAACCTACCTCAAGAAATAGAGCTCCTCATTCTAAGTGATAAATTGAAAGAGATTTACCCATATCTGACTCGAGAGCAAAGACTAGCATGTAAGACACTAATAAAACTACAAGACTCAATAAATGAAAAGCGAGAAGAAGTGATTAAAAATTATTTGGGGAGTAATAGTAGATGCCAAAGGCTTGAAGAAGCAATGCTTAAAGAAAAACTATCGATGTATTATTTAATTAATCAATTAATACATTCTAAAGACAAGTTCACTCGCCCAACTGAAAGCAATGATCACTTAATTCTTAAAGCTGCAGCGTCTCTCGACATACAAAACAAACCATCTCGAACAAATAATTAAAGCACCCAGTTAATGGGTGCCTATATTTTATATCATCATACATAGACACCCATCAACAAAACCCATTGCTGCCTGCAACTCTTTTCTTATCGTACCATCTGAACATTTTCTTTTCTTAGCGATAGTTCTTAATGAGGCTCCAACAACAAAATGGGCAATAAGCAAATCATGCTCTTGAGATTTATATTTTTTTAGTTTAGCAATACATCTGTCAATCATAATGCCTTCATCATCATCTGATTGCACCCTCGACCGTCTGCTGTGTGGTAAAAGCCCTTTAAATCCAGCCGCAATTGGTTGCCAATCGACGCCGCTATTCTCTGAAGCAGCCCAAGCACCCCAACGCTCTAATACCTGTGACATGTCACGCATAATTATTCCCCACACTCATTATTTTTTATCAGTCCCGAGCACGCCCACTGCAAAGACATGATCGAGAAATCGCGCCACCAGCTCTAACTGGCTTCCGTGTTTATCTTCAAACGTTGTTACGTCCGCATGCAGTTCATCGTGATGCGCTCTGCAAAGCGGTATCACGAATATGTCATGCGCCTTTGTTGCCATACCGCCAAGGCCGTAGCCGATGACGTGATGGGGATCATCAGCTTGCTTGCCACAACACATACAGGGCTGAGTCTTTACCCATCGGGTGTACTTCTCATTTTCCCAGCGGCGGCGCTTAGGCCGCAGCATGAAGGATTCTGGTGATTCAGGGTCAACTTTTAGGGTCGTCACTGTGGAAAACGCGCCAGCAGCTACGTAATCGGGTATTTCTGCGCTATCGCCAATCGAAACGGCGTTATCCGGAATCTGACCAGATGGCAAATGCGCTAGGCATGTAGGCGCGGGTGATACCAGAACGCGGCCACGAAATAGCGGCAAGAGGTTTGGCCCCGGTTTAAACAGCACTATCCCCAGCTTTGGAGAAAGCTCAGGTGTCAGTATCGCCTTCACAGTCACCTCAGCACACGTTATCTAACAGGCGAAGCAACTCGGGGAATTTTGACTCGAAGAAATGCGGCTGTGTTTCCCGTGGATTAGCCGGGCTGGTGATGTTCTTCCCGTACAAGCAGCCTTTTGAGGTAAGCGACCAGAACGATTTAACCCCGCCAGGACCGGACTTGCTGTTACGCGTTTTATGCTCAGCAATCCCCAAGCGCACCAGTTGATGATAAACGCTGTTCGCCGTCACTCTCATACCATTGGCTTTCAGCAAAGCACTCAGTGACTGTGTGGGCCTGCTTGAGCCGTCCACAGCGTCTGCCGGGGCATCAATGGCGTAACTCGGCATCAGGTTTGGCAAGCCTGCGACCTGCTGAAGCTTCTGGAAAGCGCCGAGCTTAGATGAGTTGGACAGGTTGAGTAGCTTTGAAGCTGACTCCAGCAGGATAACACCTGCCTGAATACGATCTGCCACTACAGGGTTGCTGGAAGAGCCCTGGCTAATGAGCGCATCAAAGGTGCGGATCACTTTGAGGTTGAAGGCGGGACTGATCCACATGGCATACGAGTAGACCAGCTCTTTGCATACGAACGTCCCCTGATTGCTGCCACCTTTCACGACCGTTACGGGAATTCCCGTATCGCTCAGTAAATCGACAACCTCTTTGGTCTGCTTGAGGCGCAGCCAGTCATGCGGGTCATTGCGGCGTTCTGCGCCAGCGGCTTTATGAAGATCATTAAGGCAATAACGGCCAGCGTTGTCCTGACGTACAGGTACGCTATCAATCACTAGATTCATATTGGTGCTCCACACTCGTTTTTATCCGGCCTCGCCTCTTCGTCTGCAAACAAACGAGGCCTACCTTTGCGCCAGCGACTGCAATCACTGGATGCGTATACATATTAACGGGTAACCACCCTTTAACCAAGACTGGTCATGGCATTTTCTCACCATCGGATGGTAAGATTCTCACATCGGCTTAACACCTAGGTGTCCAGTATCTTCATCCCGTTAATGTGGTACTCTCTAAAATGCTCGTCAATGGTTTGAAAAGTGAATGCGCCAATGTCAGCTTTGAGCCAGAAGCGGCTAGTAAGCCCAAAGGGAAATATCGGTTAATACTGCAACTTGTAGTACAAAAATTATATGTTTATCGAATTAAAAATGAATATGGCATCTACTCAACGCACAGGCACTAAAGGTAAGGGGTTTTCGTATTCTGCCTCCTTTACTAAACATTAGGAATTTGAGCTATGTGTATGAGATGGTGAAGTTTGAGGTAAGTTAAAGGATTCAACGCAGCCTTGCTGGTCCGGGTTCTAAAAAACGAGAGAAGCCGGAATCAAGACTGAATGCTAACAGTAGCCATCAATCAACATGGAGATAGGTTTTATGGCAGTGGAAAATCCAGAAGGACTCAAAAAATTCCTTCATGAGCTAAAAGAAGATACGCCCTCAAGCCCAATATCAGTGCGAGATTTTATAAGCTTGTTTGGCGCCGAACGCCGAGGATACATGGTTGCGTACAAAATTCGCAAAGAATTAGAAAACTTAGGTTTTATAACCAAACCTGATTTTGATAGTGTCCCGCTGGATTCAAAAATTACTATTCATGCATATCAAGCAAATGACGCAATACCTCACGAAGCAGATGGATGCTTAGACGAAGCGGCCGAATCAAGTAATACTGAATTAGCTGCGCTTGAAACAGGACTTCTGCCGCAAGATCAATTAATTTCCGGTGCAGTTTCCGAGCCAGCCTTCCGAGTTAGCCGACTCGAAGCATCAGATGTTACATTAGTGACGGTAAAACCTGATGCTACATTAACAGAAGCCATCACATTGATGCTACGTCATGACTACTCTCAGTTACCTGTAATGACCAGTGAGCGAGATGTGAAAGGTGTTATTAGTTGGGAAAGCATTGCTCCAGTTCTGGCGTTGACCAAATCCGAATCGGCAGTTGTGAGAAATTATATGAAGCCGCACAGGGAAATAAACGCCAGCGACTCTATTTTTACCGCACTCCCTAGAATAATTGAATACTCTTATGTATTAGTGCGCTCTCCTGATCAAAGAATAAGTGGAATTATAACAACTACCGATCTTAGCTCTCAGTTCAAACAGTTGTCAGAGCCTTTCCTTTTACTATCTGAAATTGAAAACCATATTCGTAAGTTGATAGATGGAAAATTTACGAAGGATGAGCTTGTTAGCATCGTCAACCCATCTGATAGTGGCAGGGTTATTGATTCGGTCGCAGATTTAACCTTTGGGGAATATATCAGGCTTTTCGAAAACCCAGATTTGTGGAAAAAAACCGAACTTCAAATAGATAAGAAAACTTTTATCAAAGAACTCGATAAGGTTAGGATAATTCGTAACGATGTGATGCACTTTGATCCAGATGGTATATCAGAGGAAAATCATGAACTTCTTCACAACTTTGTAAGATTTATCCACACTATACAAAGCTTATCGAGGAAATGAGATCGGTGCATGTGACATAATTTGCAAAAACTGCCACATTGAACACAAAGAAGCTGCAAATAAGATACGGATTGAGTGAGCCTAATCTAATCCTCTGAAAAGGATAGGCTCACCCTGCTTCGTGTTGTGGTAGCTAATCACCACACATGGTTAGATACAATGAACTGACAGGCGATCTCTCAAAGATATTAATGGTTAAGCTGGTCAGACATTATTCGCCCTCCCTTATGCCGGGAATACACACCTGCGCACGCTGGTTGTTGATTGCGAAACGAAGTTCACGGATGTTGTAACCAGACTTCCGGTCAATCCTATCCATTAGCGCCAGCATTTCTTCCAGCGGCATATCGTCTTCTGATGCGACCGTTACAAAGCGCTCAGTAACTTCATTCAGAGCAGGATCATCCTGATAGTTATTAGCAACCCATGCCGCGATACTTTCCCGGACCGAGTGCTGCTTCTTGAAGCTGACCGCTTTCGCGATGGTATCTGCCGGTATGGCGAGAAACTCGGGATTCTCTATCCCGTCCGCCGCCCAGGTATGCGCATATTTTGATTCAGCGTATGAGTAGGCCTCTTTGTCACCGAACGCGGCAACTGCACAGGCCAGCACTGCCAGGCCACTCTCTGCGAGCATGTCACCACGCAGCAGCGGCAGCTTTGCTTCAAGTTCTGCTTCAGGCACTTCATGTGAAGGCCTGGACTCCCCAGCAAGCTGAGCAAACTCAGCCAGTATCTGATTTACCTCGTTCTCAATTTCAGGGATTAACTCAAGTGCCGATCCTTCTCCGTGCGGGAAAACTTCAGCATTGGCTAACAGCTCCACCAGCCGCCGCGCTTTGGCCGCGCTGATTTGAGGCATCGCAGCGGCGCGGGTCAGCTTCTTCTTGCCGCTGGCTTTGGCCTTCTCCAGTTGGGTTTTGGCTACAATTTCAGCCTTAGCGCCATGCTCACGCACCATTGCAACGGCGGTCGTCGCAGCGACTTCACCAGTCTTAACCATAGCGATCAGGCCATCACCCACGGTGAGCAGTTGCAGGTGGTGATCGACGTCTGCCACAGAGCGTTTTACCTTCTTCGCAATCTCGGCTGGCTCCCAGCCTTGGTTCATCATGCGCTGGTAGGCTGCGGCTCGTTCTAGCGGCTCCAGTGCGCGCCCTTGGCTGCTTGTAACCATGAAGGCGATGCGGTCAGCCTCGCTACCCACGAAGTCTTTGCACTCCAGGCGGATTTCATGTCCGGCTTCCTGCGCCAGCAACGCCCCGTAATAGCGGTGGTGACCGTCGATAATCTTGATGCCCTGCTCTGTCACCTGCACGGCCAGCGGAGGAATGTGCTCACCGGCAATGAACGCATCACGGAATTCTTCAACGTGGGTCTGGTCAATCTCACGAACGTTGTAACCCGGCTCTACGTACAGCTCGCTCACGCCCAGCAGATAGGTTTTGCGGGTGGTGATGTTGGTATCAGTCGCGTCTTTGTCTTTGTAAACCAGTGATAACGTAGTCATTTGGTTGCCAGCTCCCATGCCAGAATAATAATCAGGGTGATAATCATCAAAACTGCTGTCGGGATAGCCCGGTAGAAAATCTCATGTCGTTCAAAGTGCTGCTTCAGTGCTGTTTTCATCGTTACCAGTCCAGTTCCATCACGCCGCAGTAAGCGCCAGCCACGTAGCCAGTGTTGGTTACACCGACCTTCCCCATTTCGCAGCAGACAGACTGCCGCTTGTAGGCTTTTTGCCTGAGCGCGGCGCTGTCAGCGGACCAGAACGCTTCACTCCAGACCGTTGCAGCTCTGCGCCAAAGGCAGCGGCTCTCTAGGTTTTCAGCTTGAGCCTGGAGAGCGCGGAATACCGGGTTGCTGTCCGGGGCTGGCATGACCGCGTAGTAACGGTGGTGCTCGTCGCCGAAGATATCGCCCAGCTCGTAGCTCTGGTTAATGGCCCGTAGCGTCACCCAGCGGTCAAGCCCCAGTGCTTTGCTAATTTGCCCGGTGGTCAGGCCCGGATGCGCGGCGACGAAATCAAACACAGCTTGCTTGTTAGTCATGGTGCCTCCGCTCAGTCACACCTGAACCCGACAGGGTCAGAGTAGGTTTCAGGGATATCCGTGATGCTGCGTGCTGCTGGCTGGGCGCTCAGCTTGAGGGACAGTTCATCCCACTTATCACGCAGCTTTGACGGGCTGAGAACGTTGCGACACCAGAACGGGTCACGCTGTACGCGGCCAAATAACTCGCAAATCTGGCGGTGGCTGCGGCCATCACGGCTGCACATCAGGCGGACTTCGTTAGCCCAGTCTGTCCAGTTCGGCTCTCTCGGCTTGCTGATTTCGCCATCGGATTCGGCAGCTTTTTCGTACATCGCAGCGATGCGGGACCAAATCCACTCAGCACAGCGAAGGTCTTCAGCAGAGCCCCATTGACGTTTTGAACGATTAGACACGGCAGCATCAGGATGAAAATCACCTGTTTCGTCAGGTTGCGGAGCGACCGGACTAAGAGGTTTTTTATCTGATGGATCATGTTTTGAATTTACTAACGGATCGTCGCCAGATTCTGGCGGGTCAAAACTCACTTTTTTGGTGGATTTTGACGGGTCAAATTTTGATGCGTCAGAATTTGATGCACCAGATTTTGATGTGTCAGATTTTGACGTGTCAGAATCTGATGCGTCAGAATCTGCCATGTGAGCGGCAGCAGCTTCGCGCAGCTTTTTGACGTTCAGCTGATACATGTTCGAGGTGTTGCGGTTGCCTTTGCGGCGGGTGGTGGTGGTTAGCCAGCCGTCAGCTTCAAGCTTACGGATAGCTGTGCGCACGGTACTCGCGCCAGCACCAATCTGACGGGCAATGGTGGCAATTGAAGGCCAGCAAACGCCTTCATCGCTTGAGAAGTCCGCAAGGCGAGCCATGATGACCACGCTTGAAAGCTTCAGACCTGCGGACGCACAACCGTCCCAGACATATGCAGATAATTTAACGCTCATCAGGTGCCTCTATCTCTCGAAAGTAACGCTGGAACTGGTCGAGAGGGGTAAAGCACTCGCCGTGTTCGTAGCCTGTACGCAGGTAAATAACTCGGTTGCTTTCAGGCTCCCATCTGATGACTCTGACGGGGATGCCACGCTTATCGGTGAACCATCGGTCAAGTTCTCGCACTGATTTGACTCCATGCGGTTGATGAAATCGCCCACAGTCCACTCGGCGAAGCTGTGGTTCACCTCAGCTCTGCATCCTGGTAGATTGAGTTCATAGCAATACGCAGCGTTGCGGCCACGTAATGGCAGGCACCGCAATTGCGGTTGGTAGGCTTTGTTGGTTACAATAGACATGCGATTAATCTCCACACTCATGGCGTTACATCGCGAACCGAGCGCTCTGGGCTGCAACCCGGAGCGTTCACCTTTTCAGGCTGGCAAAAAACGCGGTACAGCAGCGTTGAATGCTCCTGAAGCTTCACGATGGACAGATATAACTGGTCCTCAATTCGGTTTCTCTCCTCGTTATCAATCACGCCATCTTCGATAGATTTGCGAACTTCGAGTGAGTAAGCGCTGATCTGTTCCAGGGCTTCGAGTAGCCGCTGATTAATATCGCCGTTATCCACCTCTTCAGCTTCCGTCAGTGGGACGTTAACGCTATGGGACTGACGTGATACCGCATCTGCTATGAGCTTTTTGCCGCTTGCGTTCTGAAGCACCATCGCCCAGCCGAAAGGAAATATCTGGTCGCCATCAACTCGCAGGCGATTGAATAGCGCATTCTCGGTAACTCCCAACCAGTCGGCCGCTTCGGCATATCCACCAGGCAATTCGGTGATTGTTTTTTTAATGGCGGTCACAAGCCATGCAGGCTGGCGCTCTACTTGCCATTCAGGTTTACCCACGGTATCTCTCCTTTCGCTGTGGTTAATCTCATGCCGCATGTGAGTTACTTTTATCGCTGGCGGAATCGGCGTTTAGTGATGCGAGTATTTCGTCTGTGGATATCTGCCCGCCCGTCGCCTTGCTAAGTGCAGGTATGTGCTTGGCACGAATGCCGCCACCGAAAAGCCATTTATGGACCGCTGATTGATCGACCCCGACAAGCCTTGCTAATTTGGACTGTGAGCCAGCTATGCGAATAGCTTTCTTGATGGCTAGGTTCATGATTAAACCCCTATGACTTTGGAAAACCGATTATGACTTGAGGAATAGATAAAGGCAATGACTTTGGGAATTTGACGGGCAATTACTTAGCGAATACTTTGCTCTTATGAAAAAATTATCTGACCGACTTAAGCATGCTATGCAGGAATCTGGGGTGCTTTCTCAGAGCGAACTTGCTCGGATTTCTGGCGTACAGCAATCCATCATTTCTAAAATTCTTTCTGGTAAAAACGAGACTTCAAAGTATTCGCACAAGATTGCGGCAGCGCTGGGGATTAGTGCCGACTGGCTGATCAATGGAAGCGGAAAGATAAAAGGTGAAAACGCTTCTGCTTATGAAGCTATTGATGCCTCAAAATTAGTGAGCGTGTGGGATGCTAGCGGCGACACAGGCGATCTTGTGACATGGCCGGAGTCTCTTCCTAAGAGATTCAGAGCTTATGTAATGGCGAAAAACACAGGTATTGCTGAAGCGCCTATCAACTCAGTTGTTGTAGTTGACCCTGAAGCAAGACCGCAGAACAATGACTTGGTGGTAACTTTAATCTCAGGGCTCATTTCTACTCACCGCTTCTTAGAGGGGCCGAGTGTCCTGGGCTTTTTGGCTGTTGATGACTCACGTATTCCCTTGTCTGAGGTCACAGACATGTCTGTAATTGTAGGAGTTGTTGAGCAGGTATTCGTGCGATCACTTCGCAGATAAACCACCACTGAATCATCAATGCACTCCCTGTAAAATTGGCCCAACTGATTCTTTCTAAACAGAAAACCCATAAAGCACCGCCACAGATTTTTTTCGATAAACCGCCTATTCATCAATACCACTGTATAAATATATAGTAAATTATCCGATAAGGCTAAAGTAAATTTTTACATTTAGCCTAACGGCCCCTATTCCCCATGTCATAAAATTTCCACAACCTTCCGTTGACTATGATTATTACTTGGGTCATAGTTATGCCGTAGAGAACATCTGTTTGCTTAGCGGTTACTCCGGGGCTTCTAACCCCAATAGGAGGAAGGAAGATAATGTCCACTCGGTTTAACCGCCCTTTTTTACACATCAGTCAGAGCATTGGCTAATGGCGGGTATAGCGCCAGCGGCACCCTGACAGTGCTCTGTCTGATGTTGTGAATGCGAAAGCATAGCTGGGGACAGCGAGTGACCCCGGTGTCGGCTGAAGTCGCTGGATAACAAACCCGCCTTGAGCGGTGGCTAAACCAGCGCACGTGAACGGCGAGGAGCACCGTCCATCACATCTGGAGATTGATCCATCCAAAATCGGTCAGTGTCTGCATGCACACTCTTGCAGTGACAGCTGGGAAAGACCAGCACACAACGACTAGAGCGCTGGCATGCAAAAAACATTTCGCAGCCGTTGCAGTACCAAACGCCAGGATGGGACGGCATAAACGCGGTAGTGCTCTATTCGTTGTGGAGATACAGGTAATGCGGAACAGTTCGGCTCTGTGAGCCAATATGGCCAATAAGACCCCATGGAACGGCGGGGAATCGCAAAGAACTGTGAACACAACAGCCTGCCAATGGCTTAAATCTTCTGGCAGACGTTCAACTGTGAAAACGGTGAGATGCCAGCACCCTCGACGGCAGTGACAGTGGGAAGTAGACCGCAGCCCAGACGATATCTGAGTGGCTAAAAAAACAGATGGGAGCCGGTGGAAGCCCGGCAGCATTTAGAGTGTGGAACAATCGCGGCAGGGTTATTGCAGTAACCCTCGCCAATTAATGAATCCCCTTTTTGATTTTATTGCCATTTCGGCAAGGGATTCGTGCAACCAAAAATCCAGCAAAGCAGCGCTGGTGTGGAGATTAAGCATGTCCTGGATAACTACGAACAGCAGTAAACATTTCGACTTCATCAACCCGACCGCTGATATGGTTTCAATTGATGATATCGCCTGCGCCCTGTCCAACATCTGCCGCTTTACCGGCCATCTGGATAACTTCTACAGCGTTGCACAGCACAGCGTGATCGCCAGCGAAATCGTACCGGCTAAGTTTGCCCTGGAAGCACTGCTGCATGATGCATCAGAAGCGTACTGCAACGATATCTCTGCACCTCTGAAAGCGCTGCTGCCTGACTACCGTAACATTGAGGATCGCGTTGATCAGGTGATTCGTGAGAAGTACTCACTGCCCCACCCCGCGATGTCTCCTGCGGTTAAATATGCCGATCTGGTCATGCTGGCTACCGAACGCCGCGATTTCTATCTGGACGATGGCACACCCTGGCCGATGCTCGAAGGCATTGAGCCGCTTCAATTCATCATCATCCCACTTAACCCTATGCAAGCACGTGTGCGTTTCATTCAACGCTTCAAGCAGCTTCAGGAAGGAGCGCCAGCATGAAACCTCAATTAACCGGTAAGGCATTAGTAGCCGCTGGTCACCTCTTGGCAAAGCAGATCGGACCTAATACGCCGCTGAAAGATATTTCGGCGCTTATTTCCTCCCTGGCTACTCATCTTGATGTGGCGTTGGCACGCGGCGACCTGCTTCAGAAACAGGTTGATATTATTGCGAATGCAGAATATGAGCAGCGCCTTGCTAATGCAGAGCATCAACTCTACATGGCTGAGCTTCGCTCCAGAAATTTACGCACAAGCAGGATGGCACAGTTTCGTAAGCGCAAAGCTGTTGAGGCTGAATGCGACGCTATCCATCAGCAATTTAACCAGCTTGCGGCGGAGAATGCCAAATTCCTTACTCTGATTAACGATGTTATCGATAACTACGAGGAGTGCGAACATAACGGATATTCGTCAGCTGTAGTTGATCTTGATGCAATATCTGCAATCCACACTTACCTTGACCGTGATGTTGATGGGGATAATCCATTTAAAGAAACTGACGCCTTCCTGCTTAATGCGCAGGCGGATGGGGTGGACAAGCTGGGGCAGCATTACAATTTCAGCAGTCCAATGCTGTTGCAGGTTACGGCCAGAGAGTTCGCTAAAAAACTCCGCGCCCAGGCCGAAGAGTTGCAGAAGGGAGGTGCGTGATGAAAATGACAAAAGAGTTTTTGATTCAGATCATCAATGAAGCGCAGCAGAGAGCAAGACAAGAGAGCTTGCCATTAGATGCGCGAGTGAACTCGCGAGTCACTGTAAATGATTGCATCGTTCGAGCAGACAAAGAAGGTTGGGACATTTACGAAACTAGAGAGGGCGTTTGGAAATTACGTGAGCAGGACGGAAAGTTAAAGAAGGGAGTTGCGTGATGGACAGCGCCGCGAAGAAAAAATACTTAGCAAAAATCCAGAAGCTTATGCGCCTGGCTGAGAACACCAGTAGTCCTGCGGAAGCCGCGAACGCGCTTTCAAAAGCACAGGCATTCATGAGAGAGCATGGCCTAAGTGAGTCTGAAGTCATCTTCTCCGAAATCAGTACAAGCGAAAGCAAAAGCGCTCCCAGTGATGCAGAGAAGCTTCCTCGCTACATGAGCTTCCTGTGTTCGACTATCGAAAAAGCCTTTGCCGTTAAATGCCTGGTCAGTTGGCGCTTAACCCCCAGCCTGAACCGAAAGCGCGTTGTTAAATTCTACGGACTTGATGGCCGGGATATTGCCGCAGCATACATATTTGATGTTTTGACGCGGCAAATTAAACAGGCACGAAAAGAGTTTCAGCTTACACATTGCGGAAGTCTTGCAGCGAAACGCAAAGCTCAATTAGCCGACCAGTACTGTGAAGGTTGGGCTTCTGGTGCCTACCATGCCGTTCAAGAGCTAATTATCAGTGAAGAGCAGTCGTCGAAGATGAATGCTTACTCTAAAAAGCTGGATGATGAAGGTGTTGGTGAGGCCAAAACTCGCAACTCAACCAAATCTGACAAGCCATCGCACGCTGCCTACCTCGGTTACAGGGAAGGCATGCATACGAAGGTATTTCATGGGGTTGATGGTAACAACAGCCCTGCTCTAATTGGGTTGGAGGATTGAAATAATGCTGCTTCGCTACGTTGGCACCACCGACAAAGCCATTAAGTTTGTCGATAAGTCTGGAAAGGTTTTCGCGCTGCTTGAAAGTGTGCAAGTACCCCTTCCCGATCAGCGTGTCTTGTCGTTAAGCAAAGACGTTAAGCCTAATTACAATGTTACCCCCACAGGTAGAGCCGTCTCGTTTGAGTGCTGGATTGGGTTACAGCCTGGTGATGTCTTTGATTTTATCTCCAAAGAGTTTATCGACATTCCAGACGACAAGCTCACGCAGTTTGAAGGATGGTATGACCCAGCTCTAGAAGGTCGATATGGTCCGACTCGTTATGCAGGTGAGTCTACGACCCGATCCAGGCGTTGGTCCAAGCGCTGGGGTTAGTCCTATGGATAAGACAGCGTTAGCCAGGAAGAAAAAGCAGCGTGCCGCTCAGGCCGCTGCTGGTAACACCAAGGTTGAAATCATCCTGGATGCTCAGGAGTTGGAAATGCTGGACCATGATTGCAAGGTGCGGTTGCCTGGACGGGAGCCATACAGCCGCGCCGAGCTGATTCAGATGATGATCCGCAAGTACCATGCAGAGCTACAGCGCCAGCTTAGTGACCTGCAAAAGCGCCAGTGTGAGAAGTGCAAAGAGTGTTTGCCTGTTCAGGAGTGCCCTTGTGCCGGTGATTCAACGTGCTGGGTAACTGCGGGTTGGAAAGAGACAATTTTAACTATCGATTAGCTGTGACGTGTCACAGCTTTGAATCACCTGTTGCAGCGGGTGCTGAGTGTGGAGGTTGAATATGCATGGGAACGGGAACGACATCATTTCAGATGCTGACATGGTTGAGCTAACAGGCTACAAAATTCCATCTAAGCAGTGCCAGTGTCTTAAAGAAGCTGGAATCTTTTTCATGGAGCGCCGGGACGGAAGGCCGCGCACTACATGGCAGCATTTTAATGATCCGCTATCACAGCGGAAATCTGTTGTTCAGGATAGTTACGAACCCAATTTCGGAGCCTTAGATTAATGGCTAGAATTAGAAAAAATAAAGAAGAAAACTGGATGCCCCCACGTGTTTATAAGGGGAGAGCTGCTTTTGAATTTAAACCCAAAGGCGGTGGCACAATCCGTCTTTGCGATTTTTCTTCCACACCGGCTCAAGTATGGGCGGCCTATGAGGCATTAATAAACAACAGAAAGCAAGAAGACCTTTTTGAAGGTTTGGCTGAAGCATTCTTCCACTCTGCTGATTTCTTCGAACTGGCAAAGGAAACACAAAAAGACTATAAAAAATATGCAGATAAGGTCATTGCAGTCTTCGGGAAAATGCCTCCTGACTCTATCAGGCCCGAGCATATCAGAAAGTACATGGATAAGCGCGGGTTGAAAAGCCGCACTCAAGCTAACAGGGAGAAGGCATTCATATCACGCGTTTACCGCTGGGGTTTTGAACGCGGAATGGTAAAAGGAAATCCTACTAAAGGAGTAAAACAATATAAAGAAATTGCCAGGGTTCGCTATGTTACCGATAAAGAATACAGTGCCTTATACAGCATTGCGTCAGATGTAGAAAAAATTGCGATGGAAATAGCTTACCTGTGCCTCGCCAGGCAGGCAGATGTATTAAGCATGAAGAAAAGCCAACTCTTAGATGAGGGCATACTCATAAAGCAAAGTAAAACAAGCGTTGCTCAAATAAAAGGATGGAGCGAGAGGCTACGTGCGGCTATATCTCTATCTGAGAACTTACCATTAAAAAAAGGCATGAGTAGCATTTATATCATCCATCAGCCCTCGGGGAGTGCTTATACCCGTGACGGCTTCAATACTCGCTGGCTTAAGCTAAAAAAGACTGCTGCTGATACGTTCCCAGAACTCGACTTTGATTTCACGTTCCATGATTTGAAGGCAAAAGGTGTTTCTGACTTAAAAGGCAACATCTATGAAAAACAGGCAATATCGGGGCATAAGAATGTTGAACAGACAGCACGTTATGATCGCAAAATCACAGTCGTTCCGGTGGTCGGTGCAGAGGGTGATGGGAAAAATATTCTGAAGGGATATTCTGAAAGGTAG